CCACTCTTAGGGCAAACCAACGCAATAGTGGTATAGCCACTACTACTTTGGAAAACTTGGATCGTCGCCATAATAACCTCCGGTTATTTGGATAAAAGATAAAACATAGCCCATACTATGACATAGCCAAAGGCACCAACCATAGCACCGACAAGAGGCTCAAACATTTTAATCTCCGATTAAGTTGCGAAAATTTAATTAAGCTATCCGACTTTGCCATGTCCCGCTTCGTGATACTGCATCGTATGCATCCAATGTAGCATCCGGGCTACCTCCGTAAAGGCATAAGGGAATCGAACCCAAACCCGTCGAATAGCTTAATCAAACTTTCACTGCTCATGAAAAACGATAACTGGCTCTGAAAATGGATATTTCTGCCGTTCATCCATGAAAAATGATTCCGAAAACTAATTAACCCTTTATAGTATCGTAGATACTCTACTATAAAGGGCTAATTAGGTATGCCGATTTAACGCTGAAACTGGAAGATGTTTTCCAGCGTTGCTTCGTCTGTGTCCAACGTGGCGATCCATACGCCATTCGCATCATGCAGATCGACGGCTCCGCCGTTCACAGATGTGTGAACCTGAAAGCTGCTATCAAGAAACTCGTCAATCTCTGATTGAAGAACGGTGATGTTTGTCATGGTCAATCTCCTTGGTTTAATTAATACCCTATAGAACTCATAGAGTTCGTTCTATAGGGATTAATTAACCTCATCATTTGGGGTTGTCAAGCCTCGTCAAGCCCTCTGGCATATCATCACCTGCATGACAGTCTTGCAAAGACTGCATAGCATGGAAAAGCTACGCTTTGTCAAGGGCTTAACTAGGTTTCTGGAATTACTACGAAGTAGTAGAAAGCTGACTACAAAGCATCCTCTGGATGAATTTGGCAGGGAGGGTTTGTAATATAATAACTAATTAACCCTTCATAGTAACACTTCGTTACTACTATGAAGGGATTAATTAGGTTTCCTTGTTCAGAACTTGGTCGGGAGGGTTGCATAATGCGTGGGGGTGGGCGCAAATGCATACACGCATGTATATATATAAACAACACCCCCAGATATTTACAAAAAACTACGGACTTGTCATCAATATAAAAAAGATATCTATAACTGTTGCATAAATACCACAAGGCGGTACTAATTAACTACTTAATAGTATTTTATTATTATTTTTTTAATATCTCTATTGTAGAACTTTACAGTATAGTGTATAATATTACTATGGAGAATTTAAATAGTAACTACATAGATTCGTATATAAACCTTCAAGGTTTGTTGTCTCAACAAGTTAATGATCAATGTAACACTGACTTCTTGTCTTTTGTTAGATTGATGGCACCTTCAATTGTGTCTGACTTTAGAATGGGGCGGCACATTGAAGTTATATCAGAGAAACTACAACAAGTAGAAAATGGTGAGATAAAAAGACTGATGGTCTTTCTACCACCACGTTCTTCTAAGTCTGTTGTCTGTTCTAAGTTGTTTCCTGCATGGTACATAGGTAGAAACCCTGAACACGAACTACTGACAATATCTCATAGTGATCAGCTTGCCAGTGACTTTGGTAGATCAGTCAGAGATATTGTTAACACCGAAGAGTTCTCAAAGGTATTCAGAGGAGTGGCCCTACGTAGCGATGTCAGGGCAGCAGGTAAGTGGAAGACAAACCAGAATGGAACCTACTATGCTGCTGGTGTCCGCTCTCAGATTGCTGGTCGAGGCGCACATGTAGCAATCCTAGACGATGCAATGTCGGAAGAGGATGCAATCTCCAGCGCAGGTAGACGCTTCATCAAGGAATGGTATCCCGCAGGTCTACGCACACGTATCATGCCTGACGGGGCCATTGTAATAATCAACACCCGATATCACTATGACGATCTCTGCGGCTGGCTTCTTAAGCAACAGGAGAACATGCCTGACTATGAGACGATACCTTGGGAGGTAGTGAAGATACCTGCATGGGTTGACGAAGATGCAGCAGAACTTCTTGATCTACCTGTAGGCACCAGCTACTTTCCTGAGTGGAAACCAGACCATGTGCTGAAGGTAGACGAGAACGAGATCAAGGCCAGCAACGGTAGCAGGTACTGGAATGCCTTGTACATGCAAGACCCCACACCGGAAGAAGGCGGCATCATAAAGAAACGCTGGATCAAGGATTGGGAGTATGGTGATCCACCCACATGTGATTTTGTCATACAAACATTTGATACTGCATTCTCCACAGCAAGTACTGCTGACTACAGCGTAATACAGACATGGGGTATCTTCTACATGTACAATCAGGATGAGCAAGGCTATGAAGACTTTGCTCCTCACCTGATACTACTGGGTAACATCAAGGGCCGCTTTGAATATCCAGAACTGAGGCGGCTGGCGCAGAAGCTGTATAACCAACATAGACCTGATGTCTGCATGGTGGAAAAGAAAGCTTCGGGCCAATCTCTAATACAGGATATGCGTAGAGGTGGCCTACCTGTAATGGAGTATCTGCCAGATAGAGACAAGACCTCCAGAGTTTATGCGGCTACTCCTATAATGGAGGCTGGTCGTCTCTGGATTCCCAAGGGCAAGAAGTGGGCAGACGATCTAATAGAAGAACTGATACGCTTTCCTAATGCAGCACATGATGACCAAGTGGATGCCTTAACGATGGCAATCCACTATCTGAAGGACTCATGGCACCTGACGCACCCTGATGATCCTGAGTATGATGACGAGCCTAGACAGAAAACTGCGACATACTGGAATGTATGATTTGGGAAAACGGAAAAAGTATGCTATAATAATAACATGGTTAATTTAGAAAAAAAAGTAAACGAGCTAGATAATAAGTTAAATGCTCTTATCTCTGCTCTTCAAAAAAATAAAAAGCCGGAAGTAAAACTTTTTCCATCGGCCTATATCAAAGATGATCTGGGTTATGAGTTTTATGACGATCTAACTGGGTTTATGCGATGGTACTTTGAGGAGTGTCCAAATAAGTTTCAAGTTCCTTTTGATAATCCACTTTTATTTATTGAAGGCCATACTGCTTGTACTTTATTTAGACATGGACCGTATCAGGTAGAACTTGTTTATATGCAACCTGATACAGTAACTTACGATCACAATCATCCTGATGTAGATAGTTATGTTGTCTACCTTTATGGAACAAATTTTAGGTTTAAAGGAAAAGAAGTTCTTAGTAAACAAGAAGGACACTATGTAGAAAAAAATGGAAAAGCTTCTGCATATATGAGAAAGATAAGACTAAAGCCAAATACGGTACATGGCGCAGAGTCTGGTCCTAATGGAGCATGTTTCTTCTCTGTTCAAAAATGGTTAAGTGGTAAGGCTGGAGAGTCTATTGCTAATAGTTGGAACGGTGAGGAGTTAGGAGAAGAACACGCAAAAGGTATTAAGTAGTGATTGAATTAGAAAAAATAATATATACTTTAAGTTTATCAGAGGTACATAGAAGCTGGACCGTCAAAGATATAGTACATAGAATTTTACCGCCGCTACAACTTAAACAATATATTTTTATTTCAAATGAAAAGGTTCCACTATTCTATGCCTCATGGGCTTTTATGAATCAGGAAGCATCAGACGCAAGAGAGTTTTCAAAAAGAAACATTCATGCAAGTGATTGGAATAGTGGACATGTACCATGGATTATGGATATTGTCTGTCCCATGGGTGGAACCGCAGAGGGAATCAAAGAGCTAAAGAAAGTTCCTAGACATCTAGGTGTCAAAGGAAAAATAAAATTCTTTAGAACTAAAAAGGGGAAGAAAGAGTTACATCATGTTACATGGCTATAAAAAATCCAGATACAATATTTATGATAACTTAGAGTTTCTAGGTGTGAACCCCTACGAACAGAAACATTTTTGTTTTGGTGAGGGTGATGGCGACGCTGATGGTGATGCTGGTGGCGACTACGATTTTTCTCTTTCAAATCCTGATATGGTATCGTCAATGGCAGCAGCAGAAGCGGCCTCTCAAGCGCAGGCAAACGCACTAAGTCAAGCAGAAGTAGACGCAGCAAATGCGATGGCTTTGTCTGATCCTACTCTAGATGTAGCCTTTAGTCTTGATCCCAGTATGGTTGATCCCTCTGTTATGAACGAGTTGTCAGCAAACTATTTTGGTATGCTTGCTGATGTTGCCGCAGTTGACCCCGGCCTTGCTCAAAACTTACTAGATGCAAGAAGTATAAATACTGCTAAATATGGTATTTATAATCCAGAGGAAATGAACAAATTAGAGGAGCTAGGTCTTAGAACTTTTGGTCTAGGCTATAGAGGTCCATATGAAGCACGGTTTGCTCAACCACAAACTAGACAAACATATGATCCTAACAATGTAACCTTTGCTTCTCCCGATCTAGCAACGACAGCAAAATATCAGTTTACAGAATTTGCTTTACAAAATCCTAATCTTACAACAGTAGAAGCTTTAACTCAATATAATGCTATATCGCCTGTAGACTCAAAAGTTTCAGTGCAAGATGTTCAAAATATGGGTTATGATTTGAATGCTCCTGTTGGACCGCAAGCATCTTTTAATGAGGCTGAAAGAGATAGAGGACTTGCACAGGGTCTTGGCCTTGTAGCGCAAACAATAGCTACTGGGAGTCCTCTGGGTGCATTAACCGATATTGCATTGTCAGGAACAGGTAAGGGTGTCATGGGTCACATGGCAGATATGTTTGAAGAAGCAACAGGCGTTGATCTTCCAGAGGCACCTGATATTGGTATTCCCTCTTATGAGGAGATGGCCGTTGGTCTTGTTGGTCCTGAAGAAGATACTATGGACCTCTCTTCTTTTGGTATAACCAGTGAACCAGAAGCGTTTAGTCTTGAAGATACTTTTGGTATTCAGTCTTTTGATTTAGACTTCTCTCCCCCTACAAATGAACAGGTAGGCTATGTTGAATATGAAGACCCTACTGATTATAGCAGACGTTATAGACAGCCCAGACCAACCCCTCAACCACAGCCTCTAGAAGTTGCTGCTGCTGTAGAAGAAACTCCGGCTATTCCTTTTAACTTAGGACGTGCAACTACACCGCCATCAAGGGTAAGTCGTATTGCAAATATTTATGGCATTGATGAAGATGCTGCTAAAAGAATGTTAGGAATCGTATAATGGCAACAGAACGTAATCCTTTTGATCGTATACCTGAAGAAGAAACAAACGTAGTTCCTCTTGCTCCTGAAGTTGAGGACATTGATGCTACTTTTGAAATTGACGACGACGGTGGTGTTATTGTAGACTTTTCTGAAAATGTAGCGATGGAAGCCTCTGAAGATATTGCTGAATGGTATGGCAATATGGCAGAGGATATGAACGAAGATGATCTAGATGATATTGCCAACGACGTAATAGAAAACTTTGAAGCAGATAAAGATTCTCGTGCTGAGTGGGAGTCTATGTTTGAGCGTGGCTTTGATCTGCTAGGACTAAAGCTTGAACAGGGATCAGAACCCTTTGAGGGTGCTTGCACCGCTGTACACCCTCTGCTGATTGAGTCGGCAGTTAAGTTTCAGTCTAAAGCTTCGGGCGAACTATTCCCTGCCAACGGACCAGTTAAAGCTCAGTTAATGGGTAAGTCCACACCAGAAAAAGAACTACAGGCTAATCGTGTTCAGAACTTCATGAACTATCAGCTTACTGAACAGATGCCTGAGTACTTCGATGAGTTTGAAAGAATGCTGTTCCATCTGCCGTTAATTGGTTCTGCATTTAAAAAGCTGTACTATGATGCTACCGTGAAGCGTCCTAAGTCAGAGTTTATTCCTATTGATCAGTTCTACGTGTCATACTATGCAACTGATCTTTCCAATGCAGATCGTTATACGCATGTTATCTATCGCAGCCCCGTAGAAATGCAGCGGGATATGAGGGCTGGAGTATATGGAGATGTTGAGCTTGGAACTCCGTCTTCTTATCCCAGCACTTCCTTTAGCGAAAAGATGGATACGATTATTGGTTTGTCTCCCACGTCAGATCATGATCCTCAGTATGTTCTGCTGGAACAGCACTGCTATCTTAATATTGAAGATGAAGACGAAGCCTGTCCCTATATCGTGACTGTTGAACAGCAGTCTAGGCAGGTTCTAAGTATCCGTAGAAACTATAAGCAAGATGACCCGAACAAAGAAAAAGTAAATCACTTTGTGCATTATAGATTTGTTCCCGGCTTTGGTTTTTACGGCCTAGGTCTTATTCACTTCCTTGGCAATCTAACAATGAGTGCAACGGCAGCTATGCGTTCCCTCATAGATGCTGGACAGTTTGCCAATTTGCCGGGAGGGTTTAAGGCTAAGGGAGTCAGGATGGTTGGCGACAATGATCCTATCGCTCCCGGCGAGTTCAAGGAGGTTGAGGCAACTGGTGTAGATTTATCAAAGGCTATTATTCCCCTTCCCTACAAAGAGCCTTCCTCTACTCTATTCCAGATGCTGAACTTCGTAGCTACTGCTGGTCAGAAGTTTGCGGACAGCACGGAGCAAGTTATCTCTGACGCTGCCTCCTATGGACCCGTTGGCACCACTATGGCTTTGCTTGAAGCAAGTAGTAAATTCTTCACAGCAATTCATAAAAGGATGCACAAGTCTCAGAAAGACGAGTTCCGTATTCTAGCTCGTATTGACTATGACTATCTTCCAGACGAATATCCTTATGATGTTCCCTATGAAGACCGTAGCATTTTCAAATCAGACTTTGACGGTCGCATAGATATTATTCCAGTATCTGATCCAAACATTCCTAGCAACGCACATCGCATGATGATGGCAAACATGGCGCTACAGATGGCGCAGCAGTCGCCACCCGGAATGTTTAATCTAGAAGAACTAAATAGAACTATTCTCAATGCGGCTAATATGCCTAACATTGAAAAGATACTTCCGCCTAAGATTGAACCGCAACCGCTTGATCCAGTATCTGATATTATGGCTGTAACGAAAGGTATTCCGATTGCAGCATTCCCCGGTCAGAATCATGATGCACATATTCAGGTAAAGATGGCTTATCTTCAAGACCCAGTGAACGGTGCTAATCCTATCATGCAGCGGATTTCTCCAATACTTCAGGCAAACATTCAAGAACACTCTGTAATGAAATACCAAGAACAAATGGTTGGTATTTCTGAAGAGCTTATGAAAGAAACGCCTGATCAGGCTAATAATCCTGCGGTAGTTGAGATGGCTATGGCGCAAGCAGCGCAACAGGTAATGAACGCCAATAAAGCCATGGGTCAGGCGCAGTCACCTGAACAACAGCTTGTTGCTCTGGAACAGGCAAAGGTTGAACTGGAGAAACAGAAGCTTCAGTCTGAGACTGCAACTGACGCAGCAGAGCTTGAGATTAAAAACAAAGAGCTTGAGATCAAAGAAACTGCACAGATTATTGAAATGCTCAAAGCATCTGCAACAGCTAACTCAAGAGAAACTCAATCTCAGCTTAATCGTGAATCTAAAGAGGCGATGAAAGAAGCTGAACTAGCTACACGAAAAGAAATTGAAGAGGCAAAAATTGCCGCTGATATGTTAAAGAAACAAATGGAAGACGATAAAGAAATGGATATGGCTGCGTTACAAAATCTTACGCAGCTTGCTAATGAACAAATGAAGGAGATAAACGATGATGACGAAAGGTAAAGGTTATCCTGAACATGTAAAGGATACCGACAAAAGCTTTGGCGACCCTTATGCACAGGACATCACGGGTGGCCGTAATATTCGCTCTGCACTGAACAAATGGGATGACTACTCTTGGAAGTCTTCCGACAAAGGTGAAAAGAAGTAGTGCCTGACATTTGGGACGAAGTAGTAAGCGAGTACAATAAAGAGATTAACAATCTGAGGATAGCATTGGGTAATGGCTCTGCGGAGGACTATCCTCACTATCGTCAGATTGTTGGTTCTATCTCCAGCCTAGAGTGGGCCAGAGATAATTTAACTGATATAGTAAAGAAACGTATTTATATGGAGGACGACGAGTAGTAATGCAGCAAGTAGGTTTAGGTGGCGCAATGAAAAATGATTTGTGGATAACTGAGGACGACGCACCCGATCCCAGCCCACTCCCCACTCTACCGGGATTTCACGTTCTAGTGCGACCCGTTTCAGTAAAGAGTGTAACTAAAGGTGGTATCTTTCTACCGGATTCAACCAAAGACGATATGGCATATCTCACGACTGTCGCACAGGTTCTAGCGTTAGGAGACTTGGCATATATGGATAAAGAGAAGTTTCCCGGCGGGGCTTGGTGTAATGTAGGCGACTATGTATGCTATGGCAAACACGCAGGAACTAAACTATTTTACAAGGGTGTACGTCTAATACTCTTGTTTGATGATCAGATTATTATGAAAGTAGAAGACCCTAAAGACCTTGACCCCACATTTAATTTAGGAAAAGGTTCTAACTGATTTGGGAAATTAAGACTTTTGTGATATAATAATATAAACGTAATCGTTTGTGTCGTTAACAACGGAGAGTAAAATGAGTAACGAAAATGATGGATGGGAAACCATTGAGGTTTCAGAAGATAGTAAAGAAGTTGAATTTGAAATTGAAGAAGAAGAACAACCAGTACAGGCAAAAGAAGAGGTTGTTCAAGAACAGCCGGAACAAAAAGTTGAGCCTGAACAGCCGAAAGAACTAGAAGGTATTGAAACTAAAGGCGCTGAAAAAAGAATTAGGCAACTGATTCGACAGCGCAAAGAACGTGAAGAAAAGATTGATGAGCTTATTCGACAGAATGAAGAGCTTAAACAAAACCTAAATAAAAAAGAAGAAGAAGTAAATAATATTGCTTCTCGTAGCGTTGGATCAAGTGAGAAGCAGCTAACTCAAAATATTGAACTGGCACGTCAAGCTTATCTTCAGGCATTTGACGAAGGAGATAAAGAAAAGGTTTTGGCAGCGCAGGAAATTCTAAATGCTGCTCAAGCTGATCTTAAAACCGTTCAAAACTATAAAGCTAATATTGCAAAGCGAATGGAAGAAGCTTCAAAAGAAGTAGAAAAGGAACCAGAGCTTGTATCGCAGACTCAGGCTTATGATCCAAAAGCAAATGAATGGGCGCAGCGAAATGATTGGTTTGGACAAGATACAGTTAAAACCGCAGCCGCTCTTGCAATAGATGCTGAACTGAAGGGAGAAGGATATGATCCCAGTGATGACGAATTTTATGAAGAAATTGACAAGCGCCTTGAAATGGCCTTTGGTCAAACTTCAAACCGTGTGCAGGAAACTGAGAGACAAAGTAACTCAGGCACGTCACAACCTGCTCAAGTGGTTTCGGGGGCTTCACGCTCGTCTCCGAACTCTAATAAAAAAGTAAAGCTTTCCAAAGAAGACGTAAGGCTTGCTAATAAATGGGGCATCCCACTTGAACAGTATGCCGCCGAGAAGCTGAAGGTAACTTCGGCTGATGGTGAATATACTAACATAAACATGTAGGCGTGGAGGAAAGAATATGACACGAAATGAATCACGTACTGAGAGTATGCGGGAACAGAATACTAGAGAAGAAGAGTGGACTTTTGAAGAGCCGAATGCTCTGGACATTCCAGAAAGTGTGAAAGCACGTTTTGATAATGAGGGCATGGCGCTACGTTGGATACGAATCTCCCTTCAGGGTCAGGATGACATCACGAATGTTGGCAAAAAGCTGCAAGCAGGATGGGTGTTTGTAACTCCAGATGAAGTTCCCGAAATGTCTCTTACATCCTTCGTGAGGGATGAAGGCAGGTATCAAGGCTCTGTGTGTCGAGGTGATGTAGCCTTGGTTAAAATGCCAGCCGGAAAAGTGAATGCTCGTAGGAAATTCTATGAAGGTAAATCAAACGATCAGATGGAAGCTGTCAACTCTCAGTTGATGAAAAACTCTGATTCACGTTTTCCTATTTCCAACACGAGTCGTTCTGTTACAACCAAGGGAAGGCAACCGTCCTTTCAGGACTAGCCTCCCATAATTAAGGAGATGAAACATGTCTACTACTAAAGCATTTCGTGGTTTCATTCCTGCTCGTAAAAAAGGTGGCGGCTACAACAACGAAGCCGTGACCGACATGATTACTCTGACCTCTTCGGGTCAGGCTCAGACGCCCTCCAATAGCATCTTTACCGGCGATCCGGTGGTGCTTCCCGGTGCGAACTTTGCGACGATTTCTCCGTATATCGCTGCGACGCTCAAGCCGTCTGGAGTGTTCATGGGTTGTCAGTATGTTGAAAATGGCGAGCAGAAGTTCTCTCGGTATTGGCCGGGCGGAACGAGTGCCACGGATATTAAATTCTTTGTGATCACTGATCCCGATCAGACGTATTACATTCAGGCTTCTCTGTCGCTTTCGGCGGCTGAGTTGGCTATTGTCAAAAACTACAACGTAACCGTTAGCTCCACTGCCTCTTCGGGCAGCACGACTACGGGTCAGTCGAGCTACTATCTGGACGGTGCGTCCGGCACGGAAGCTGCTGCTGCCGTTCGTGTGATTGGTAAAGCTCAGTTCCCTGATGAAAAGGACTCTGATGCTTATCCGATTGTGGAAGTATGGCTCAACCATCACCGTGACCGTTTTGTAACGGCTACGGCGTCAACGGCTTAATAGGGAGGATTTATCATGGCTATTAATAGAGCTAGTATTGCTAAAGAACTCCTTCCCGGTCTTAACGCCGTTTTTGGGATGGAGTATGGAGAGGTCAATAACGAACATGAGGCTCTCTATGAGATTGAAAATTCTGACCGTGCCTTTGAAGAAGAAGTTCTCTTCACGGGCTTCGGCACCGCCCCTACTAAGGGAGAGGGTGCATCGGTTTCTTATGATGACGCACAGGAAAGCTACACGGCTCGCTACACGGCGGAAACCGTTGCGCTTGCTTTTGCTGTCACCGAAGAAGCGATGGAAGACAATCTTTATGACACGTTCGCTAAACTTCGTGCAAGGGGTCTTGCCCGTGCAATGGCGAACACCAAGCAGGTGAAGGCTGCTAACATCTACAATAATGGTTTCACTGATACCATTGGTGATGGCGCTCCGTTCTTCTCTGCGGCTCATCCGACGATTTCTGATGGTCTTCAGTCTAACCTTCTTGGTGCGGCTGACCTGTCGGAAGCTACGCTTGAAACTGCGCTTACCGCCATTCAGAAGATCAAAGATGATCGTGGTATTCTGGTTGGTGCTAGTGCGATTTCTCTGCATATCCCGGTTGATTACTGGGCGGTTGCGGATCGTGTTCTTTCGTCGCCGGGCAACACTCAGGCGAGTGCTGGCGGTGCGAACCCGAATACGAACGCCATCAATGCGACCCGTCACATGGGCATGGTTCCTGAAGGCTTCTTCATTAACCGTCGCTTCACTGACACGGACGCATGGTTTGTTAAGACGGACGTTCCGAACGGCACGAAGATGTTTGTGCGGTCGCCGCTTCAGACCAAGATGGAACCGGACTTCGACACCGGCAACCTTCGATTCAAGGCTCGTGAGCGTTATAGCTTCGGCGTCTCGGATTGGCGTGGCTGGTTTGGTAGCGCTGGTTAATCAGCAAATGAGGGAGGGTGGCTTCGGCCACTCTCTCTTCATTCTTAAAGGAGATACATATGGCTTCAAATATTAAAGTTGCGATAGCCACAGGTGACTCAGTTCTTAAATATGTAGAAGACGATACGACTGTTGGCAGTAATGGAACTGCTGATAGTAATATTCCTAGCGTCTCTCGGATTGTTGCGGTACATGCTGTGGCAACTCTTGGCGGCTCTTTTGCTATTAAAGGTCAGAGGCAGATTACAAATAAGACAGCAGAAGGTACTGCAATTAAGTTTCAGGTGGTAGCCAGCGAATCTACTGATATTTATATGGGTGACTTGGGAGTTGCCGTCTATGGTGTGGTTAGCGTTTCAGCGCCCACTGATGGTTCCGTTCTTACCGTAATGCTTAATTAATTATGCCTAATTATGCTTATCTAAAGACAGACCTGATTAATACAACGGAGAATGACTCTACGGAGTTTTCTACGCAGGTATCTGCTTTTGTAAAGAAAACAGAGTTTCGATTGGTGAAAGACTTGGACGATGTAGGTCTGAGCGAATATGCCAATGTATCGGTATCGGCTGGAAATGCTGGTGCCGTTTCTTTGAATGATCGTACTCTTATTATCCGTAATGTTAACTTTGTAGTTAGCAGCGGTACAAGTACGACTAATCTTCTTCAAAGAACAAATGAATATGTAAATGACTACTGGCCGGTGAGCGCCTCTACTGGAACGCCTCGGTATTATAGTCGCAGAACTAATTCTTCTATTCGTATAGTGCCTACACCAGTGTCGGTTCTTACAGTAGAAGTTGAATCACAATCACAGCCGCTTGCCCTTGCTTCTGCTACGGGAACTAGCGTGACAACTACAAACTACTTTAGCGAATATTGTTATGATGCTCTCTTTGCTGGCTGCATGGTAGAGGCAACCATGTATATGAAAGATTGGAATACCCTTCCTGTTTGGCAGCAGCAGTATCAGACCGCAATAGATCAACTTAGAAATCAAGCACGTCGCAGCAGACAGGATGATATGGCAGTTGCTGGCTCTCCTGCTGGTGGACCTAACACAATTATACAAGGAGCAAGTTAATGGCTGGAAGAAAAATCGCATCTACTGTTGGTAAACAAATAGGTAAAATTATTAGTCCAGAAGATGCAGCTAAAAGACTAAAAGGACGCAAGAGAAAACTTCAAACTGGTCCTAAAACTGACCCAAAAAAACTTGAAGATATGCAGGCTGCTGGGAAAAGAGCTAAAAAGGCTGCGCCAAAAAGTAATGGCAAACCCAAAAGAAATTATAATATGGATGCTAAACAGTTTGAACCTAATAAGCCGCAGGCTGCTGGTATGGTTAAGAGAGAGTCTTCTCTTAAAAGTAAAAAGGCAAAACTAGCTGAAGAATATGATGGGCTAACCGCAGGTGCTAAAAGAGCCGAACGACTAAAAGGTAATAAAAGTAAGTTTTACTCTGTCTTTAAAGATAGGGGAATGACCCCAATGAAGAGTGGTGGCTACATGAAAAAGAAAATGGCTGGTGGTGGCGCACTAAAACCTGTAGACAAAGCTAAAAATCCGGGCGTTGCTGAACTTCCTAAGCCTGTTCGTAATAGAATGGGATTTGCTAAAAAAGGAAAGAAAGTTAGCGAAAGCATGATGGAAGATTATACTTCTGTTCCGAAAGAACTTTCTGCACAAGCTCAGGCTAAAAAGAAAAAGAAAATGGGTGGTGGTAAAGTTTACAAACGCAAACATAGCGGTAAGGTTATTAAAAATAATATGAGCGGACAAGACCTTGTAAACGCTTGTTATGACTAATCGCTCTAGCATACGAAAACAAGTCACTCGCCCCGGTAAAGTAAAGAAAGTAATGGGCGAATACAAACGGGGTAAACTTAAAAGTAGCTCTGGCAGAAAAGTTACAAATAGGAAACAGGCTGTAGCCATTGCACTTAGCGAGGCACGGCGTAAGAAACGCAAAAGGAGAAAGTAAATGTCTGACTCACCGCAAATGCGAACGACGTTGATTAATCGTCCTCATGATCTTAATAAAATTGTGGGCCGTCCTACTGGACAGGGCTATGGTGCTGCACGTAAAGGGCCGCAGGTAATGGGACCGCCTCAAGATGTTGTAGTTGACGAAGACTACAACGAGGGCAAAGCCTTTAAAGTAGAGGGTTAAATTATGTCATCAAGAAAAGTAGCAACTGAGGTTACAAAGCGTGTTGGCCGTCAGCGCAGGCCTCGTGGTGCCAAAGCCGCAACTCCTGCTCAAAGGGCTGGTGCTAAACAGGCTGGCATGTCTCTTAGGGAGTTTAAAAAACTTCCTGAAGAAAAGCAGAAGAGGTTTATCAAAGAAGCTAAAGAAGCAGAGACGCCTAAAGAGAAAAAACAGCCTAGAGTGAAACGAACTCCTGCTGAAAATAAAGAGCTTGCAAAGTTAAGGCGTGAACAGCAGAGAGAGATGCGAGAAGGATCGTCAGATATTCTTCCTAAGCGTCGTGCCACTGGACCTAAAGGACAGGAAGTAGAACAAGGTCCGCTTCTTTCAAAAGTTCCCACCCCACGTAAAGAAGAAATGTCTCCTGCCGCACGTCGCCGTCTTGGTAAGTCTGGTATGCTTAAACGTGGTGAGTATGCTCCTCCTCGTGAAATGGTTGAGGAAGCAATGGGCGCAAGGCGTGGTTCTGAAATGATGCCTACGGGTAAAGAGCTTGATGATCTTATTGCCTCTGGTTTTGAAATTAAGAAGTATGGTGGCAAGGTAAAACGTCGCATGGGTGGTAAGGTACGAGGCTACGGTAAAGCTCTGCGTGGTTACTAAGGAGTTTCTTGAGAGGTACAATAAGTCTGTAGAAGAAGGATACGATGACTATAGTCTTATTGACTTCTCAGGAACTAAACCAGATAAGAATGACTACGAAGACTTTCAAGAGTATATCAACGATCTATGTGAATATATAGGAAACAAATTTAGGTATACATATGGCAGTAAAGCGAAAAAGAAAGCCTAGCAACATGAAAGGCATTACCATTGGTCGGGGCATGAAGCGTCCTACCAAAGCTGGTGCTGGTATGACTAAGAAGGGTGTTGCTAAGTATCGTAGACAGAACCCCGGCTCTAAACTACAAACTGCTGTTACTGAGAAAAGCCCGTCTAAGAAAAGGGCCGCAAGACGTAAATCATATTGCGCTAGGTCTGCTGGACAAATGAAGAAGTTTCCGAAGGCTGCTAAGAATCCGAATAGCCGTCTAAGGCAAGCTCGTAAGCGGTGGAGATGTTAATGAAAAAATCTGTAGATGCTCCGAAAGGATATCACTGGATGAAGTCTGGTAAAAGCTTTAAGCTTATGAAGAATCCTAGAGGTGGCTATGTGCCGCATAAGGGTGCTTCCAAGAAAGCCAGCTTTGAAGTTCAGAAGATACACAAGAAATGATTAAGCGTAAGAAAGGTGGCACAGCTACTAAGCGTGACCCAAAGAAGTGGGCAGCGGCAAAGGCCAAAGCAAAACGTAAGATGGGTGGTAAACACTCTGCCAGAGCTATGCAGCTTGCTGTTAAGTATTACAAGGATGCCGGTGGAACTTATAAAGGTAAGAAGAAGTCTACCAATAAACTGTCGAAATGGAGCAAGCAGAAATGGCGCACGAAATCAGGCAAACCCTCTGGCAAAACCGGAGAGCGTTACCTACCGGAGAAAGCAATCAAAGCTTTGTCGGCAAAGGAATATGCAGCGACCACCAAAGCAAAGAGAAAAGGGACTGCTGCCGGAAAGCAGTTCGTGAAGCAGCCCAAAAAGATAGCACGCAAAACTAAAAAATATAGAGTGTAAGTTGAAAAAGTTTTTAAATAAATTTTCAGAAGCATGGATACAAGCTTTTATATCTTGTTGTACTATGATGGTACAAGGTAACTTTTTATCTTTATCTTTAAATCATGCTTTTGTTGCTTCTAAAACAGCTACAATAACAGGAATAGCAACAGGTTTATTCTTAGTAAAGCTTAATAAAAATATGTCTCCTTTTATAGTAGCATGGATAGTTGGTTTATTTACATCAATAAGTGATTATATTGTACATCCAACACACTTTGGTGACTTTTTTTATGAAGCATTAGCTACAGGTATTATGGCAGGATTTCTTGCTTATGCTTATGAAAGGTATAGAACATAATGGTTACAATTCCCTCCATAACTGCTAGAGGCATTCACGAGCCTTTCTATCTTCAGGTAGCTAGGGGTCAAATTCTAGAACATGAAACAGTTTTTAAGTTTGGCTTTAATCCAGACGTAAACGGTACAGAAGAAACTATCTGGGATGTAGGTGGTATTTATGCCTATCCTAGTTCTGCCGTTGCTATGACTGTAACAACAGATGCCGGTACACCAGCAAACGATAATGGTGTAAAGGTAATAGTCTTTGGTTTGGATGAAGATTACAACGAAGTTAATCAGGAAGTAACTCTTGCTGGTGCTGGTACAGCTACAACTACACAGACATTTCTTCGTGTCTTTCGTGCCTATGTCAGCGGATCACAAGCACCTACTGGCAACCTGAACATTACCAACGGTGGGACGACATATGCTCGTATTACTCTTGGTGAGAATCAGACACTGATGGCTCTGTGGACTGTTCCTGCTGGGTACACAGGATTTTTAGATCATGTCAACATTGCTACTGGTACGACTAACTCTAACCAGTACGTTACTGCTCAAATTGTGCAACGTACACAGGGCGGTGTGTTTCGAGTTATGATGAAACAGACCCTTGGTTCAGGCGGTGTTGCAGATTTTCTTCTACGTTATCCGATTTCAGTATCTGAAAAAACAGACTTAGAAGTACGGGCAGAATCTTCTGGCTCTAATAACTTAATTTCTGCAAACTTTTCTATGGTGTATATTAAAAATCCTTATGAGGTTAGTTAATGGCAGTTTCAGGTACATATGACTTTAACCTTGATATAGACGAGGTTATACAAGAAGCCACAGAAATGATTGGGGGTGAAGATACTCTTGGTCATGAACCTGCTTCTGCACGTCGTTCTATTAATCTTATGCTTAAAGATTGGCAGAACAGGGGTGTCCTTCTATGGAGTACTTCTGTTTCCAGCGTAACTGTAGCAGCAAGTGTTACAGCATACTCGCTTGCGTCTTCTACTGTAGATGCTTTGGAAGTTGTTCTTAATAGGGATGATACTGATATACAGCTTGAGCGTATAACTCCTGAAGAATATCTTCTTATTCCTAACAAAACTCAGACAGGTCGTCCTACTCAGTATTCTATTCGCAGAGGACGGGACAATCCCACTCTATCTGTGTGGCCTATTCCTGAAAATTCTACAGACGTTTTGAAGATGGAGATTATATCTGAACTTCAAGATGTAAACAAATCTGCCATACAAAATGCAGACTTGCCGAAAAGATTTTTGCCGTGCCTAACCTGCGGTCTTGCTTATTACATGGCAATGAAACGTCCTCTTGTTCCTGAAAATAGGATCATGATGTTGAAGGCAAACTATGAAGAACTTCTTATGAGAGCTATGGAGGAAGATCGTGAAAGGGCTTCTATGTATCTTCGTCCCAGACTAAGGTATATCTAGTGGCTAGTAATAAAAATGCACTAGCTATGTGCGACACCTGTGGATTTGTATATCCGCATCGCACTATGAGAATGAATAGCTATGGGATGCTGGTATGCCCAGAGGACTTTGAAGGAGCGTTTGATCTGAAAAACCACCCTCAAAATCAAGTACCTGATGTAAGAGATAATCCAGCTATTCTCAATCCTCGTCCAGATACGGGCGGTAGAAATATTACATGGAGCGAGGCTTCAAGTACTTGGGGATCAACAGATAAATATTGGAATCTAATATGAGTGATTTAACCGGACAGCTAATATCAAATACATATAAGCAGGTAATACTTGTTAGTTCTTCTACCAGTAATACTGGCGTTAATACTTCACTCAAAGCTGTGCAGACGGGTGATGGAACGAACACTGCACTGAAGGTAGCAACCAATGCTGTTCAGATTACTGGAGCCTTGGGAGTTACTGGCAATGTATCATTAGATGCAAATCTTCATGTAGATGATAAAGTTTGTGCAAGTGCCTTCTATGGAGATGGTTCAAATCTTTCTGGTGTAACCGCCTCTGTTGGTGGTAATATTTCTGTTAGCAATGCTACGGTAGGTGGTAATCTTTATGTAGGTGGTACTGCCACAGTAGCTGGTGCTACACATCTACAAAGTACCGTATCAGTTGGAGGGGCTGCACAGTTTGGTTCTACGGTAACTGTATCAGGTGCTGCACAGCTTCAGAGTACGGTAACGGCTGTAGGTGCTGCAACATTTAAGTCTACAGTTACAGTAGAGAATGCAGCGATACTAAAAAATAATGTATCAGTTGGCGGTACGTTTGCAGCGGCTGGTGCAGCTACCTTTACTTCAAAGACGGAGTTTGATAATGATGTTTCAGTTAGTGGACGTTTGGATGTTGCTTCTTCTGTTTGCGTAGGTGGTATTGCAAAGTTTGCGAGCGATGTGTCTGTAAGCGGTAATCTAAATGTAGTTAATAATGTAACTGCTGCGTTTTTCTATGGCGATGGTTCTAATCTTACAAATGTGGAAGCTGAACTTGGTGTTGCCACAAACATCTCTGTATCAGGATTTATACATGCTGGTGGTAGTGTATCAGTTAGTGGGCCTTTCAATGTTGTAGGTGCGGCCACCTTTAAAAGCAATGTTTCTGTAAGCGGCAATTCAAACTTTACAGGAACCGTTACAGTTGGCGGTGCGGTGAGTCTTGCTTCTAGTCTTAGTGTAGGTGGCGCAGCTAACTTTGCAAATACAGTTACAGTAGCAGGAGCGGTATCGCTGGCTTCTACGCTATCTGTTGGAGGTGCAGCAAATTTTGCAAGCACAGTAACTATAGCTGGTGCTAATATTCAAGCAACTAATGCAAGAGTTTGTGCAAGCGCTTACTATGGAGATGGATCAAACCTTACCGGGATCAGCACAACGGTAGAGGGTAACATATCTGTAACTGATCTTGTAGTTGGTGGGACAGCTAACTTTGGAAGTACTGTAACAGTTGCTGGTGCAGTTAGTCTTGCATCAACTTTGAGTGTTGGTGGTGCCGCTAACTTTGCAAGTACAGTAACTATTGCTGGCACAAATCTACAAGCAACTAATGCACAGGTATGTGCTAGTGCTTATTATGGAGATGGTTCTAATCTTACAAATATTAGCGGTGCCGCTATATCTGGAAACATTTCCGTTAACAATGCAACAGTTGGTGGAAATCTACATGTAGGTGGAACAGTAACTGCCGTTGGCGCTGCTACATTTAAAGATGACGTTTCTGTTAGTGGGAATGTTAATCTTGGAGGAACAGTTACAGTTGCTGGTGCGGTAAGCCTTGCATCAACTCTAAGTGTAGGTGGAGCGGCAAACTTTGCAAGTACGGTGACTATTGCTGGTACAAATTTACAAGCAACCAATGCTCGTGTTTGCGCTAGTGCATATTACGGAGACGGCTCTAATCTTACGAATGTGCCAATTAGTGGAAATATATCCGTTAACAATGCAACAGTTGGTGGAAACCTGCATGTTGGTGGAACGGTAACTGCTGTTGGTGCTGCTATATTTAATAGCACAGTAACTGTATCTGGCAATGCTACATTTAAAACAAATGTTTCTGTAAGTGGTAATACCAATCTTGGTGGAACTGTAACAGTTGCTGGTGCAGTCTCATTAGCCTCTACACTGTCAGTAGGTGGTGCAGCTAACTTTGGTAGCACTGTTACAGTAGCAGGAGCGGTTTCTCTAGCATCTACTCTTAGCGTTGGTGGGGCAACCAATCTTCTTAGCACAGTAACGGCTGCTGGTAATGCTGGCTTCCTTGGCACTGTGCGAGTGTCTGGCAACACTTCACTAGAGGGGCAGCTACAGCTAACTGAGTCAGCGGCTGCTGCTGTACATACCACAGCTATTAATGGTGTAACGTCTGTATCTCTTAACTTCGGTATAGCGCAGAACTTCTTTACTTCTGTTACTGCTGCACATACTCTGGCACGTCCTACTAATGCAAGAGTAGGACAGGTTGGTAGTATTCTGCTAATGCAGGATGGCGGGTCTGGTACACTGTCTTATAATGCATGTTTTAAGTTTATTGGTGGTACAGCGCCAACACTATCAACGGCTGATAATGCAGTGGATAGGTTAGATTATATTGTTGTATCTGTTTCTTCTGATAATACTGCTGAGAATATTCAAGCAGTAATGACACAAGCTTATAGTTAGGATTAATAAGAATGGTATTTAGTAATAATCTTCTGATGGGTGCCGCTGGTGCTGCTGCTGGAGCTGGTTACACCATCGACCAGTCAATCCGGTTTAATGACAATGACTCGGCGTATCTGGAAAAAACCTTTGCCAGTGCTGGAAATAGGCAGATATGGACTTGGAGTGCTTGGATTAAATTATCCGGAAGCACTGCACGGCAAATTATTTTTGGTGCAGCGGGTGGCCCTAGTTATATCTCTATTAATGAAAACGCCACTGGTTCAGCCTTTTTCAATCTTTATAATGCTGGCTGGTATTGGGAAACGGCTGCAAAATATAGAGACCCATCAGCGTGGTATCATTTGGTTTGGGCATTTGACACTACCAATGCAACTGCCGATAGCAGAATGCGGTTTTATGTTAATGGTTCAGAAGTAACTGACTACTCAACTAAATACGCAACTGGTTCTCAAAATGCAAGCGGCGACATAAACAATAACGTCGTGCATCGTATTGGTCGTCACCCAGCAAGTACTAACTATTATGACGGCTATCTCGCAGAAATTAACTTTGTTGATGGTCAGCAGTTAGCACCCACAGACTTCGGTGAAACCAACGCTGACACCGGAGAGTGGGTGCCGATTGCCTACACTGGCTCTTATGGAACCAACGGCTTTTACATCACAGGCGCTGACAGTGCTGACTTAGGTGCTGACGACAGTGGCAACGGGAACGACTTTACCAGCAGTGGCTTGACTGCGGATGATCAGGTTACGGATAGCCCGACTGATAACCAAGCGACTCTCAACCCGTTGTTCTCTGGAGTTACTCTATCGGATGGCAACCTTGTAGCCACGGCTAGCGGTAACAGTTACCAGCGAGCCTTCAGCACGTTTGCGATTGATGACGGTGGCAAACACGTCTGTGAGTTTCAAAAATCGTCAGGCACATTTGGCTTGATTGGCATAATGCAAAACGGAAACCATACAAACAAAACCGGCAATTCCAATATGTTTGGAATTAATCTAGGAAATGGTGAGGTTTTTAAAGCAAACCCAACGGCGAGCGTCCTGACCACGTTGACAGCGCCAGCCAACTCACTGATGCGAATTGAGTATGACAGCAGCGCCGACACCATTACAATCTTTGACGACGGCACAGAAATTTTCCCAGCGGCAACAGGTGTCAGTGATACGGTAGGACTTACGGGACATGACAGCCTGCACTTTGGTTGTGCACCTTATGGTTCCGGCACCGTAATCACTGCTACTTTTTCGCCACTTAGCGGTACGCCAACGACAGGCTTTGAGGAACTGACTACCGCCAACCTCCCCGACCCAACCATTGCCCTACCTGAGAAGTACTTCAACACTGTACTGTATGAAGGAAACGGCGGCGGACAGCGTGTAGGTGGATTCCAGCCTATCACTGAAACTTACACTGTGCCTAATAGTGTTATCTTTAATGACGATGACTCGGCGTATTTGAGTCGTACTCCGGGCAGTGCTGGTAATCGTAAAACTTGGACATTTTCTTCATGGGTCAAAAGAGCAAGCCTGTTTAATGGATCGGTCCCGCAGATCGTCTTTAGTGCCGCAAACGGAAGCACACTAGACTTTATTATGCAGTTTGGGCAGTCGGATGACACGTTGAGAATAAGTGATTATTCCAGCGGTACTGCTTCAAACCTTATAACGACACAGCTATTTCGTGATACTTCCTCTTGGTATCACTTTGTCCTTCAGTACGACACCACACAAGCGACTTCCTCTGATCGTATGAAGTTGTATGTCAACGGCGCACAAGTAACAATTTTTGGCACAGAAAGCTATCCGTCCTTGAATTATGACAGCGCCGTAAATAATAACCTAGCACACAACATCTCACGTGGTGCCTACAGCGCAAACGGTTATTTTGACGGTTACTTAGCTGAAACATATTTCATCGACGGTCAAGCATTAGGTCCGGACAGCTTCGGTCAACTAGACGCATCAACAAACCGTTGGATTCCGAAAGACGCTAGTGGTCTGACGTTTGGTACGAATGGCTTTTACCTTGACATGGAGACTGCACCGGGTACTGGAAGTGGTGCTGGTACTGACTCCTCGGGCAACGGCAATAACTTTACTGAGTCAGGTCTTGCTGCGGCAGATCAGGTAACTGATAGTCCTACTGAAAATTTTGCTACATTAAATCCTTTACGAAAAGGGTCAGACGTAACTCTTAGCGATGGGAACCTTGTAGCGGATTGCGGCTCTGGTTCTGCAAGCACTAGAGCCTTTTCAACAATTGGTATGCCCAACAGTGGTAAATGGACATTTCAAATTGAGGCAGTTAGTTCTACTCTTGCTGGCACCGACAGTATATCTTCAATAGGAATTATCTCAGACCCATATACTAATAATACAGACGTAACATCTGGTTCAAAGATTGGTCAAACGACTAACCAAGAAAATGCTGGTTTAGATTTTTACAACGGGTTTACGAAAAAAGATAATGCCGATCAGATAACCGCAGCCCAGCTTAGAAATGCTGGTGATAAAGGTATTGTCGCATACGATGCTGATACCAAAGAACTTTGGCTTGGTTACGCCCAGTCAACGGATAGTTCGTGGACATGGGTTGGCGGCGGTGATCCAGAAGCGGGTACATCTCCAACTTATACTATGTCAGAGAATAATCAGTATTTTGCTATTTCGACAGACCGATCCAAGACAATAGTTAGGTTTGGTTCTAATGGGGATGGCATAGCCCCTCCAACTGGATTTGATTATCTTAATAACGACAACCTCCCATTAAGCAACGGCGACCTATCTGCATTTGTCTGGATCAAGAACCGTGACGCCGCAGACAATCACATGCTCTTTGATGCAGTGCGTGGCGTTACCAAAGACATACATTCAAATTCAACTGCTGCTGAAGTTACCAATGCAAATACACTAACTCGCTTCCTCAAAAATGGTTTCGAAGTTAGCAATGATGCAGAGGTAAACACCAGTGCTGAAAGTTACGTCGCATGGCAGTGGCTCAACGATAGCCTGTCAACAAGCAGCAACGCTGATGGCGATATTACGTCAACGGTGTTAGCCAATACTACGAGTGGTTTTAGTATAGCAACATATACCGGGAATGCCACATCTTCGCAAACTATTGGGCATGGATTAGGACAGACACCCTCTTTAGTGATGTTCAAAGAATTAGATAGCTCTAGTTATTCATGGCAAGTTTATCATGCTTCTTTAGGTTATACGCAAAGGCTCATACTTGATGGTACCAATGCCGCTATAGCAGCAACGAATATATTTGACGCTGCTCCAACTTCTACAGTGTTCACGATAGGTAATAGCGCTGGCATTAACACAAGTTCTTCTTCTCATGTTATGTATTCGTTTGCAGAAGTAGAAGGCTTCAGCAAGTTTAGCAGCTACACTGGTAATGGTGCGACTGATGGGACTTTTGTTTACACCGGATTCCGTCCCAACCTAATTATACTAAAACAGTCTAATGCGGTTAATGATTGGCTTATATACGATTCAGCACGTGATCCGATCAACGTAGCCGGTCGCACACTTCGTACTGACATTGCCAACGCTGAGTTTGATGGAAGAGCAGGAACTAGAAATGTAGATTTTGTTTCTAACGGATTTAAGTTTCGCAGCAGCAATTCGACCATGAATGCAAGCGGGGGAACATTTATCTATATGGCATTTGCCGAATCACCATTCAAAACAGCAACAGCCCGATAAGGAGAAATAAATTATGTGGCAATATAGAAACAGAACAATTAGAACAGGTAAAGCATGGACCGATGATAACGGTGTGCAGCATCCTGCTAATTGGCATGTTTGGTCTGCTGAAGAAAAAACTGCTGTTGGTCTTGTTGAAGTAATAAATGAAACTCCTCCAGATAGTCGTCTTTATAAGTGGTCACAAAACTCTAATGGTACAATTACATCTACAGCTAAAAGTTTAGATGATGTAAATGAAGTTGATAGAGATGGTAATCCTGTTCTAGATGAAAATGGTAATCAGCTTGTTACTCGTGGAGTTAAATGGAATTTAAAACAAGAAGTAAAAAACCAGCAAGCCAGCCTTCTTTCTCAAACTGATTGGGCTATTGTACGTAAAACTGATAATAATACAGCGGTACCTACTAACATTCAGACATGGCGTGATGCTATTCGTACTAAAGCAACTGAAATGGAAACAGCTATTGATGGTGCTGCTGATACAGATGCAATCGCTGCTTTATTCGTAACGTATACTGAAGAAGATGATGGCAGCATAACTAAATCTGGCATTCTTTATGATTGGCCTGAGTTAGAAGAATAATGTATTATTTTATTTCTGTAATTATGATTTCAATGCTCCCGACAGGAGAACCTCTTTTAGAACGTTCTGTTACTGGTCCTTTTCTAAGTAAAGAAGATTGTGCTATATATAGTAATATAATTTATGATATAGCTAGACAAACAGAAGAAACTAATATAATAGACTCAGAATGTAGAAAGAAAGATAAAGGAAAGACAGTCTAATGGCAAGCACATACACAACCAATCTTCGACTGACAAAACAAGCAGACGGAGAAAATCCAAATAGTTGGGGTCAAATCCTTAATAATGGAGTTATCAGTCTTGTTGATGATGCCATTGCTGGGTATACTACTGTATCTCTTGGCAGTGCTGCAACTGTTACTTTGAGTGAAAATCAGGGTTCTGGTGATCAGTCACGTTCTGCTATTCTTGAATTTAAAGGTAGTGTGGGTGGAGCGCATAATACTATTAATGTTCTTATACCTAATAATTCAAAAGCATATGTTGTAAGAAACTCTGTTTCCTATAATGATAGTAGTGATGCTATTGTTCTGAAGGTGGCTGGTAATACTGGCGTAACTATTACTGATGATTCTACTGCAATGTATGTTACAAATGGAACAACTGTTCTTCCTGTAGCACAAACTACTTTTACTAACATCACAGCAACTGGTAATCTTGATGTAAAAGGCAATGCAAGCGTAAGCGGAAATACAAATATAGGCGGAAATGCAAATATAAGCGGTACTCTTACTGTAGCGGGGGCGGTAAGTCTTGCTTCTACTTTGAGTGTTGGAGGGGCTGCATACTTCGGTAGCACCGTAACTGTTTCTGGTAAGGGTAAATTTATGACAGGTGCTTTTGCTCCAGTTGTTACTCTTGCAGATGCAACGTCTGTAGTGCCTGATCTAAATACTAGCAATGTCTTTGCTGTTACTCTAGCTGGTAATAGAACATTAGCTGCTCCTACTAATACATCTACAAATATTGGAGCTACTGGACATATTTTTGTTATTCAAGATGCTACCGGAAATCGTACACTAAGTTATAATACAGCTTATCAGTTTCCTGATGGAACTGTTCCAACTCTTACATCTAGTGCTGCTGCGGTAGATATTCTGTTCTATGCAGTTAGAACTACCACTAAAGTTGATTCAATTCTTATAAAGAACTTTACACGATAATGGCGACTAAACTAGCAAAGTTTGAATTTCAGCAGGGGTTTCATAGAGAAACTACGCCTTATGCTGAAGGTCAGCGTTGGTTTGATGGTAACTATGTACGCTTTCGTGCAGGTCGTCCAGAGAACATGCGTGGCTATGAGACAAGAGCTTTGGGAGAAACCTTTGATGGCTCTGCCAGAGACTTGATTGTGTGGTCTGATTCTCAAAGCAAGAAAAGAGCTATCTTTGGAACTCCTGATAAGCTATATGCACATGAGGGTGATCAGCTATATGACATTACTCCTATTACTACAGCGGTAACTCTTACGGCTTGCTTTGGCACTTCGTCTGGTAGTGTGCGAGTATGTTGTTCTGATACTGCTCATAACCGATCTGTTGGTGATTATGTTTTCTTTACGTCTACTTCTGCTATAGGATCAAGTAATGTTAGTCTTGCTAATAATACATATCCAATTGTATCTGTTGAGAATACAAATGTATTTACTATTAATGTTACAGCGGCAGCAGATACCACAGAAACTGGCGTAGGTAAAGCAACCTTTAATTATTACATACCTACTGGTAACTCCATAGCCGCTGCTGGTCTTGGATACGGTGCCGCTAGATATCAAGCTACTGTCTGTGCGTCAAACACAAGGGCATGGAACCAACCTGCATCTGCTGGATCATCTGGTATTGTATTTGATATTACGCAGTGGAGTCTTGATAACTGGGGTGAAGATGTTATAGCCAATCGTAAAGGTAGCAATATATTCTACTTTGATAGTGATGCATCTACTATACCTACAAGAGCAACGTCTGTTACTACTTCTCCAGTAAGTTCTAATTCTATTATTGTGTCGCCAAATGATAGGCATCTTATTTGTCTGGGTACTAATCAATACTCACCTTCTGCTACTGTAAGTGGCACCTTTAATCCTATGCTGGTGCGTTGGTCAGACCAAGATGATAGAACTAACTGGGTTCCTTCTGTAAGTTCTACTTCTGGCGAGGTTGTTCTTACTGATGGCACAGAAATTGTAGGGGCAGTTCGCTCTAAGAATGCTATTAACATTTGGACAGATAATGCATTGTGGCTAATGGAGTTTGCTGGGCCTCCATTTACCTTTAGATTTACACAGGCTGGTACAAACTGTGGTATGGTGGGCCAACATGCTGGTATTGACTTTGGTGGTGTTACATATTGGATGGGTTTTGATAACTTTCATAAATTTACTGGTCAAGTAGAAGATGTACGATGTACGGTACGTCGTTATATCTTTGATGATATCAATAGAGAGTATTATGATAAAGTATACGCAGGACTGAACTCAGAGTTCAATGAGATAGTTTGGTTGTACCCTTCTGGTAATAATACTGAATGTAATAAATATGTAATATATAATCCAGTAGATGACTATTGGATATACGGCGAAATGATCTTTACAACTTTTGCAGATAAGGAAGTTTTTGGAAACACAATTACAACAGGCGTTACTGCTGCTGGTAATAATATTTATAACAATGAACCTGTATCTGTCTTCACGGGTAGTGGTGAAGCGATTACATCTTTTATTGAGTCTGGCGATTTTGACATTGATGATGGTAACGCTATCATGTTTATGAATAGGATTATTCCTGACTATGATTTGTCTGGTGGTAAGATAAAGATGAAGTTTACAACCAAGCAGTATCCAGAAAGCACCGAGTCAGTAACAAAAGAGTTTGATATTACGAATACAACAGAAAAAGTAAACTTCAGGAGTAGAGGAAGGCAAGCGAAGGTACGGGTATCTTGTGCTTCAAATAATGCAAGCTGGCGTTGGGGATCGATTCGGCTTGGCATACAAGGTGATGGAGCAAGGTAATGGCAAGATACCCAACCCTTCCGCAGAATATGTCTACGGATGACATCAGACGGATGTATAATGAAATACAACGATGGGGATCAATACTAATTAGTGAACTAAACAATAGAGATACTGTGGTAGATAGTACACCAGCAAGTAATATTTATCGTGTGGTAACTGTTACAAGTATTGGACGACCACAGAAGGGAGACATAGCATATTCAGCAAGCACGGGGAAGTTTAAAGGATATGTAAGTCTTGGTATTGAAACATCTTGGCAGGACTTAAACTAATGGATAATAGAGATCGCATCAATCTTATTAATAGCAGCACTTTTTTTGGTAACCTAAACACTGGTCAGTTTATAGATCACAGTAGATTTCGCATGGACCAGAAAATAAAAGAATTTGGGAAAATCAAGGATTCGGTGTATAATAATAATAGTAACTTTATTGCAGATCAAACCTTTTCTCAATCTAATTATGGGCGAATAAAATGAATATAAATCAAGATATCAAAGAAACTGTTAGATTGAGTGCGCTTGATAACTTAGCTGCAAGGGCTGGGATTACTCGTGAACAAGTAGACAATGCTAAAAGAGTACTAAGTACATCTAATCAAGATGCTATGGAAAGAGAGATGGGGCAGATGCAACCACCTCCAATGGCTCCAATGTCTCCCGCTCCAGCACAGCCAATGCCTTCTGACCCTCAAAGAATGGCACGAGTAAAAGCAATTCAAAATGCATTGAGAACTGAGTCACAGTTAGATAATCTTGCTATGATGAAGATGCGTCAGGCCAAAGAAGGTGGTATGGTGTATAGTGGATACTCTGGTATGGTTCCCGGCGAAGGTCATGGTATGGAGGATAATGTTTACATGCCAATAGTAGATAGGGCTGAAGGACAACAGGTTGCTACACTTGCTGTTAGCCCTGATGAGTATATTGTAGATGCTGCTACAGTAGCTGCTCTTGGAAATGGAAGTTCTGATGCTGGTGCAAAAGTACTAGACAAAACAATTAAAGATATACGGCAAGAAGCATTTGGTACAACCAAACAGCCGAATCAAATTAATGGCCTTGCCTCGTTGCAACAGGCTCTAGAATCAAATATAGGATAAGGAAAGCATAATGTCTGTTTTAGATTTTTTGTTTGGCAGAAGTAAACCAACGCCAACTACAACCACTCAGGTAACAACTTCTAAGCTTCCAGAAGAGATAGCTCCGTTTGTTAAAGAAGTTCTTGGTGAGGCGCAGCAGCTTTATGAGCAGCGCAAAGGAGAAGGATATAAAGAGTTTCCCGGTGAAACTGTTGCGCCTAGAACTGCTGAAGAGTTGGCAGCAATGGAAGGGTTGCGTAGTCTTGTAGGGACTCAAGAACCTTATCGTGCTGAAGCTGAACAAATGATTAGGACAACGCCTACTCAGTTTACTGCTGAAGAAGCGCAGCGTCTGATGAGTCCCTATCAACGTGCTGTAACAGACATAGAAAAGCGAGAAGCTCAGAGGGCATTTGAACGTGACGTACAGCCAGCACTAGAGGCAAGGGCCATACAAGCTGGAGGAATGTCTGGTCTAGGTACGAGGGCTGCTGTACAGGCCGCAGAGGCTCAGAGAGCGCAAAGTCAGTTGCTTGCTGATATAGAAGCCAAGGGACAGCAACGTGCCTTTGAACAGGCTTATAGGCAGTTTGGAGATGAAACCGCAACCCAACGTCAGAGAGCTTTTGATATTGGTGATATTGGTACGCAGCGATTTAATATTGGATTGGCTGAACGAGGACTACAGCAGCAGCTTGGTCAGGAAGATCGTGCTGAAGCACAGGCTCTGATAAACGAACAGTATGCAGAGTTTCTTGAGCGTGAGCAGTTCCCTGAAAGTACTCTTGCTCAGTACTCTAGTTTTGTTTATGGTAATCCATTCTTGAGAACTCCTGATACAACTCAGGCAACAACTGGGGTATTGCAGCCTACAACTTCTATGGGACAGCAGCTTCTTGGTCTGGGTCTTACAGGCTTATCTACTTTTGGTGCAGGTACTAAAGGTAGTTTTAATCTTTCTGATTTCTCTCTTGGTAATATATTTAGAAGGGGTGGAGGCTCTGTTGCTGGTGGTCTAGCTTCCTTGCCTGTTGTTAAGCGTCAAGCCGGTACAAGAGTTGGTGTTTCGCCGTTGGTTGCAAGAACAATGCAGAGGGGTCTTCCTCGTCCAACAGGAGGTCTTGAAGGACAACGTAAACTTGATCAAGCGGCTATAGCAAGAGACGTAGCTAGGAGAAAGGCTATTGAGCAAGCAGGAAGAAAATATATAACTGATGCAGATAGAATAGCACAAGAAAGTATTGCAAATCAAAAAGCAGCTTTGATGAAACAGTTTGAAGGTGTTGATACTTTCTCTGGTCCTACAGGTGAAGCAATGAAAGCTTTGTATGCTCCGGATGTGGAGACTAAAGGTTTGGTTGGTGCGTTGAATGTGGCGCTTCCAGCGTTTATGTCTGAAAGATCAAAGATGCAGCAGGAAAGAAAAACTAAAGAAGCTACGATTGAATCCGAAAACATTGCTTTGCAAAGAGCAGCAAGCTTGGCTACTGTTGAACAAGAAAATAAATTAGCTGATAAACTAAGCAATGCACAAGAAAAAATAGACGCAGCAACTACAAAAGCTGAAAAGGAAGATGCAACCTACGAATTAAGAATGGCTACTGCTGATCTAAATGCTATTAAAACAGCTACAGATATTTATAACAGCATGTTGGAGGCTGAAACAGAAAATATCAAAGCTCTAACAGATAGGGCAAAGCTTGGTAAGATAGATCGCAATGATGCAAAAACAGTTCGGCAAATTGTTGCTGGTCAGTTTGGCTACGTCTTTGATGACGAAGGTCTAAAGATTGGTGGTGATGTTCTGGATAGTACTGATCCACGTCTTGTTGAATTTGAACGGGTTGCTGAAAGATTGTTAGATAAGTTGAGAGACACTGGTAAAGATTATAATAAGGTTCAAAAAGAAGCAAGAGTAATATCTGAAGAAAGGCAAGCAAAGGCGCTTATTGAAAGTGGAAATGTTCAGACTCTTGGCAGTGACGGTAAAATTTCTGTTACGAGAGGTCGAGGAAGAAATGCAAAGACTGTAAAGCAAGAACCTAAAAAAGGCACAATTTATAAACTACCTAGCGGTCGTTTTGGTAGATACATGGGTAATGGCAAATTTGAATCTGTAGAATAAAGATGGCTACATTTACTCTTCAAGAAGATTTAGAGCTTCTTAAACAAAGAGAAGCTGCTACAGAGAATGTTCAAACTTCTGAACCTGTTTCAGAGGAACCTGTTGTTGCGCCTTCTTCAGCAGATCAGTTTGATGAAGACGGTAGATTAATAGTTCCTATTACTCCTTCTTCTAATACCTTTACATTAGAAGATGATATTAAATTTCTTAAAGAACAGCAGCCGCCTGTTGATCCAAAGGAAGTAACTAGTCAACCAGCTATGGAAGAAACTGTAACCAGTATTTCAATGGATGACTTGGAAAAAAATGAAGACTGGATTAATCTTGGAAAAAAGATTTACGAATATGAAGAGGGTAAACCTTTTGATCCAGAAGAGGCAGGGTATGATAATCTAGGAGATTGGTTTAAGAACCGTCACTCAAAGTTAGGAAACAATCTTGTTAGCATGGGCATGACTGCATTGAACATTGATGATATGCCGAACGATGTTCAAGATGCGTGGCTGGATTCTTTAGACCTGTATGAAAAAGCTGATCCAAATATGGAAAGTTTTTTACGTGCTGTAAAGAATACTCTATACGATCCAACTACACTTGGTAGTATTGTTTTAACTGGAGGTATTGCAGGTGTTGCTAGATTACTTGGTGGAAAGGCCGCTAGCGCTGCTGCACGTTTTTCTTTTAAAGAGCAGCTAAAGAAGCAGTTAGCTCAAAACGGTTTAACTAAAGAGGTTATTGAGAAAAATGCTGACAGTCTATTTGTAAAAGAGGCTGTAAAAAAAGCTAGAAAAAAAGCTGCTAAGACAGCAGGTAGGTATACTGCTGCTGTTGCTGTTCCTAGTGGTGCTGCTTATAGTGGCGCCTTTGATGTTTCTCAGCAATATATTGTTGAAGCATCAGTTGATCCTTTACAAACTGCGGGTATGGCTACTATTGGCGGCATCACTGCTGGTATTGGCGGTAGATTTATACCTTCGTTTGGTGAAAAGATTGGACGTGCAGTAGCTGGAGATAAGATTGTTGAGAAGGCTGCTAAAGAAGCATCTGAAATAGCATCTACTCCTAATGTAAAAGTAGATACAGAAGTTGTTGGAGACAGTGCAAGGTCTAAAATAACTGAAATACTTGCAGGAATTAACACTGGTGCTGGTAGGCTGTTTTCTTCTACTGCTGGACTGCCTAAAGAAATGTTTGATGCTGCTTTAAAAAGGTCTAGGGGACAGAACGCTCTTGCTCTGGAGATTAAAAGAACCATTCGTGGTATTAATAAAGAAATTAAAAGAGATAATAAAGCTGGTGCTAAGATAACTGATGATCAAGTTAATGATTTCTTTGACAGTGGGGTTGTATCTGAAAATCTACAGGGAACAAAAACCCTTGAGAGGCTTCAGTCTGCTCGTGATGTTATAACAAAGAATGAAGACGAACTAAACAATGTCTTGGGCTTGGAAGGAAAACAGCGTATTGGTTATCGTAGAGAGGGTGATGGTACTTATATTACCAGAACCTTTGAAGCTAATAATAATGTGCAATATTTAAATAGAATTGAGGACGCTTTAAAGGGTAAGGTTAGCGGTGAGTTTCTTACAAAAGTAGATAACGCTCGTGCCTTTATAAAAGAAGAGGCTCGTAAAGCTAATAAGCAGCTAGACGATGAGACCGTAGACGGCATGATTTTGGCTATGGTTCAACGATTGGCTAAACCTGCTGAGAAAGAAACAGTAATTACAATTAATCCTATGGACCTGCTTGGAAGTGTTGTTGGTAAAGAGGTCGCTAGTTCTGTTGCAAAGCAGTCTCTTAAACAAAAAAAGAATCTTGCTAAACCAATCCTTGAACTTCTTGGTGAAGAGCGTGGAGCTATAAGTCGCCTGTCAACGACATTGACAAAACAGAAGCAGCTTCTTAATGAAGTTGAGTTCTTAGCAGATGTTGATAAGTTTGCACGACAGGCTTTGAAAGATAGTGCTTCAGATAGAGCTACTGTTCAGCTTGGTGGTCTTGTTTCTTTTCTTCCAAAACAAACAGCTACTATTGTTCAGAAAAAAGCTCCTATTGTAGATGCATCAAAATCCTTTGAGGATTTAACCGCAGAAGTTTTAGGTGCAAGTATTGGGGGTAAAACGCCTCTGCTTAAAGATTTGTACACTTCTCCACAGTTCTATAAATTTATTAACAATGGTATAGACTATTGGTCTAATCCTAATAGTGTCGGCGGAAAGTTTACAGGACAGACCTTTGGTAATCTAGCTGCACTTGGTCAGGCTACTCAAACAATCTTTGACTTACCTGCATATCTTATCAATACATGGGGTGCTGTTCAGGGCTTGGCAACAAACGGCTATCTGTTTAGACCTATTAGAGGTGCCAAAGCAATTAAACAAGCTGGACAAGATTTATACAAAGAATACTTTGATGTTTCTGGATTGAGCGATGCTGGACTAAAACGTCTAACAAAGTTGAAAGAGCAGGGTGTTATTGATAGTGATCTGTCAGCAGAAATTATAAGAAAGAATATAAATCTGTATGGTAGGGAAGCTTCTAATGCTTTCTCAAAAGGCTATAGAAAAAGTATGGATGCTCTTAGTCAGGCGTATGGTACACCAGATACGTATGCAAAACTAGTTGCTCACAATCTAGAGATGAAACGTCTCAAGAAAATATATCCTGATTTAGACGAAGATGAAATATTTAGTAGAGCATCGCAACGTGTACGAGATACTATGCCATCCTATACAGTTGCAAGTCCTTTTGCTCGTCAGCTTTCTAGGTTGCCGATTGGTACGTATGCTTTGTTTCCTTCTGAAATGGCAAGAACAACCAAAAACGTAATCAAGATTGGCGGTAAAGATTTAATTGAAGGTATTCGTACTGGAAATGTAGAACAAATGAAAACAGGTCTTGCTCGTCTAGGAGGTCTTACCGTAACTGCTGGTGGCCTTGCAGCATACGAAGAATCTAATAACGAAGCATATGGAATTACATCTGATAATCAAAGAGCATTGGATGCTTCGTCTCCACCATGGGGCCAAGGCGGTGGTAGAATTTTTCTACAAGGGTTTGAAGAAAATAAAGATGGTACAATTACTACCAGATATGTAAGCTCTGCTGCTTATGATGCTCAAGATTATCTGAAGGTTCCTATTAGACAGCTTATAGGCAGAGCCTTGGCTGGTGAACCTTTGGCTGAGTTTGAGTTTGAGCAGTTAGGAAAGAACGTAGCATCTTCCATCTTTGGACCTTATGTTAATCCAAAGTTCTTAACTGATTCTCTTTTGAACATTGCGTCAAAAGATACATATGATCCATCACGTCCCGGCGTTAATATAGAAAATATAAAACGTGGTGCGTTAGAATTAGCAAGCGCATTTGAGCCGGGAACTGTTGAGATTGTTAGAAAGTATCTGGATCAGCTAAGTGCTGAAGAGGTAGACGAAGTAGCTAGACAGGCCAATGGTTATCCGCTATCGCCTGATGATCTTGAAACTTGGATGGCTACAGGTATTAGACCGCAGACTGTTGATGTTGATAAAGCAATTAGATCAAGTCTTAGTACAGACCTTAGACAGCTGAAAGCAAGCGATAGTGAGTTCTTTAATTACTTACGTCAGATTAAACCACAAGCAGTTACAGAAGACCTTGCTAATCAGATTGTAGATGAGTATCGTTCACGTATGGAAGACAAACTAAATGTAACTCGCAAAATACGTGATAAGTTTGATATCTTTAATAACATCACATATACAGATAAAAAGGGAATTGAAAAAACTTTTAGCGATACCAATCGTGTATTTAGAGCCGTCACAGACAATGGTCTTTTAGGAAAGCCGGATAATGATTTAGTTACCGCATCACAGGGTAGGTTTATTCCTATTGATCCTACTGATAGAAGGGTAATAAATCTATTTACAGAAAAGTTTGCGGACAAAGACCCAATGGGATTGTTGAGAAGACTTCAGGATGTTCGTAGAGAATTTAGCTTAACTGATGTTGATGAGTAGAAAGGAGTAAACGTGGCTGATTGGGAATACTTTACTGAAGAAGAGATGGCCTGTAAAGGTACAGGTGAGTGTCATATGGACGAAGAGTTCATGGCACGGCTCATACGTCTAAGAGAAGATTATGGCAAACCTATGATTGTTTCTTCAGGATACAGAGACATTGCATATAACACTACAATAGGAGGCTCTCCTAACTCTGCACATATCTATGGTATGGCTGCTGATATTGTAGTGGGTGGGCATGATGCTTATCGACTTTTACGTCTGGCGATTGTACATGAGTTTACAGGTATCGGTATTTCTCAACGAGGCATGTTTGAGCGTAGGTTCATACATCTGGATACAATGGAAGATGGAGATCACCATCCTCGTCCATGGGTGTGGAGCTACAAGTGAACATAGGCTATGCTCTTGGTCTTTTTTATTTTGCGGTAATAGTCACTGCTATAATTCATTTTACATAGGAGGAGTGTATGGAGGGAGCGATAGATATACGCTTGGTCGTTACTCTGGCTGGTATACTCTTTAGTGTGGCGGGAGCTAGTGCCGTAGCCAAGATGCAGATTAAACAACTAGTAGAAAAACTAGAAGATGTTGAGCAACGTCTTCGTAAGATGGATGCTAGAAGTGATAAGCTAATAACTGCAACTGAAACGCAAGAACAAAGGATAAGCATTCTTGCTAAGATGGCAAGTCCAGAGAATCTCAGACGAGATCATATGCAACTAGCAGAGATGGTTACTCACATAGAAAGACTACAAAAAGATTGTGATAGACTATATGCCATGCATAATGGCTCACACCCACCAGTAGCTAGTGAAAGGAAAGCAACATGAGTCAAGATAATATTCCTGATAAAGAAACATATCAAGTCAACAGACGTAGAATGTGTTGGGTTGTTCTTGCAATGATGGCTGCTATGACTGTAGCGATCATTGGATGGCCGGAGAGATACCAGAATGCTAACGTAATGGAGATGGCATATCTGGCATTATCGGGTCTTGTAGCTGCATACTTTGGAGCAACTGCATTTCAGTCCGCTAAAAGGACCATAAAAAAGTAAAACGCTCTGTATCGAGCTAGGAGCTAGGTTGCAGAAGAATCAGTACCTTTCGGCTAGGTACATACCTAACGGGCTAGAGAAGGCTACTCACCGCTCTTCTCTGGCCCTTTTTTTTACAGAATTAAAAAGAAATTTGTTGTGATTCTGGTTTTCCATCAATTAAAATCCAAGTATTAGTCTTTTTATTAAAACCTAATAGTTTTACCCCCAAGCTTACTTGATTGTCTCTTAATTTTGGAAAGCACATCCGTTTTCCATCTGAACTTATAGAAACAGTTTTAACATCTATTTTTAATATTTCATTTGTTTCTAAATTTAAAGCTATTATATCAATAGGGCCAGTGGAACAATCATTACGAAAGACTTCATATCCCTGCTCAAGGAGCCAGCATACAGCTTTAAGCTCTAATAAATCTCCAACTTTCTTCGCTGCTAGTTTTGTATTATTTTCCATATTTACTCTACCAGTACGATATTCTCTTCTTTACTAACTTCAGACGGCTCTTCTGCATCGTCGCTATCAATTTCTTCAAATAATGAGTCAGCAAAGTCACACTTAGATAAAAGTTGTACAACCTTCTCTTCTCCTAGTACATTGAGGCAACCAACGATGGCTGTCTCTAATGTATCCTTATCCATAGACATACCAGTATTACTATTAGCACCACGAATGCGGGATAATAACTCCAGTGCTTTAATGGCACTATTAGTATGTCCGTTTGCTTTGGCAAACTCGTACTGATTTTCAATCTCTTCTATTACATTAACATCAGTTTCAAGTTGCTGTTCTAGTTCATGTACCCTATCAATTACTTCTTGACTTTGAAGTAGTCGATAACCTTGATTATATGCAGAGGCTTCTGCGTAGCCAGCAGACTTTGCAGCCTCAGTTGCATTACGGTGTAGCACATAAGCCTGTGCAAACTTTTCTTGCTTTTCGTTTAACATTTATTTCATGTTGTTTCTGGCAACACCTTTCCACTTTTCTGCTGTACGCATACCACCAAGACCAAGAAGGGCCATGATCAAGCTGATCAACTCTCCTGTCTCTAGGGCGGGGAGTGTTACCGTAGGATACCAAGTGATAATAACCCAAGATAGAATGGGTGCAAGAATAAACTGCCATGCCAAAGCAAAGCAGCATACCCACATGATAGCTGGCCTAGCTCCGCTCACAAAGATAGAAGGATGCTTTGCCTGTTCTATGTTCGCCTGTGCTTGAGCAAGGTCTAGTGATATCATCTGTGTCTGAAGCTCATGCTCCAGTTTTTTCTTAAGGTCTTTGTCCTCTACAAACTTGTCAAGAACTTTACCTGCTACTCCAATTACAGAGTCTGCAATACCTAGCATGTCTAACTCCTATTACAGAAGGCATATATCTTCATGCCTTTACTTAGTTTATCAATCTTTGCAAGGGATGACACAGCGCTCTGACAGGCAACAGATGATTTAAAATCTTTATATGTTACCTCAACATCTGCACCGGCTTTGGTCCACATCATTGCCACAACCACAAGAGTAAACATTATTCTGACTCCTTTACATTTTTCATTTTAATTATACGTGGATACTGATCAATGCGATAGCCTTGCGTTTGATAGGTCTTTGGATTTTCTGTTACCATTGTATCAGCAAACATATAGATAGTCAAGTGTTTAAAGTTTCTGCTTTTCTCAGCCAGCATCTGAATCCAATCCTCTGGAGAGAAGATTGAGATATGAGCATTGCGTCCATCTGGTAGCGTCTTCACTGCTTCAAAGCAAGCTATGTTTAGAAAGACCATCTTCTTTGCATAAGAAAATATTTCATCTACCACCCAAGACAAGTCTTCCTCTGCTACATGTTCAAGAACATCTGTACAAATTACTGCATCTTTTTTGTGGATAGGAAGTTTATTATACTTCTCGTAGCCGGGATCAAAAAGTTCATGCTCGTCAAGGCTCCAGTACTCAGGAAGAGGGCAGTCAATTTCGTTAGTTAATGTATGGTAGTCTTCGCTATAAAGAATACCCTTGCCACAACCATAATCAAGAATAGATTTACACTTATGCTGTTCAAGATAAGCCTTGATTATGTCAACAAACTTTAAAAGGCTACGACCATTAAACATACCTGCTGCCTGATCATGCTTTTGTTCATACATCTTAATAAGATTACCATAATCATCAGAAGGATTATGCCTACTATTTGTGTTCTCTACATTAATATTAGTCATCGTAATATCCTTTAAACTGTGGCCTTGTTTCCTGTTCTACTTTGATGTCCCACAAGTCTGCAACCATAGTGTCTTTACCATGATAGCAGAGTACACCCTCAAGACCGGGATCATTAAATACTTTCTCACAGTCTTGCGCCATAGCAAGCAACTCTCCTGTAGTCCAGTATGTTTTTTCCTTTACATTAACTTGTATATACTTTGGCTTAGGAACTTCTCCGCCTTCCAGATCACCAGTAGTCTCAGTCTTTTCTTCGTCAGTTGGCTCGTCTCTACAACAATCAAAACCAAAGAGATGTATATCTCTGAAGCCCATAGTGTGCAGCATACCAATGCCACGCATAGCAGCACAGGTACCACCAGTAATAAGCGTAGCTCCCTGTGGAATACCAAGCTCATTGCTTAGTTTAACCTGCTGGTTTTCAATAGCCTTACCCTGCTCATCCTCTTCACGTAGAGAATCAGTGAAGGCATGCCATCCCCAGATTTTTGCATTACGTTCTATGAGATGCTCTGTAACAGATGGGTCTGTCATAGACGCAACAAAGAAGTTCATGTCAGGATCAAAGTCTTTGAACAAGTCTTTGCGTGTGATGTTGTGTGTGCTTTTACCAGTGATAGGTCTGGGATCAAGAACAATACAACCCCATGGAGTTATGCCATTCTTAATTAGACCCGGCAATGCATGTTTAACTGTAAGAACTTTACAGTCAGGATTAAATGCAAGAAACTCTTCAAGCTTCGCATAGTCCAAATACGGACCAGCAGATACGATAGCCGCTCGGCCTCTGTGTGCAGGATGCTTCCGTACCCACCTGTCTTTATCAATGTGCTGAAGGTTTCTTTTAATATTACTTCGAATATATTCCTTCGGCACAGAGTCTCTGGGATGTACAACAATAGGAACCTGTTTCAGTTCCGCTGGAATATCCTCTAGCTTTTCGTCATGAAGGAAGACAACAAGGTGTGTGCGACCACCACCAAGTACTCTGTCATCTGAAGGCAGAACATACTTACGCACTGTAGACTTTTCATCGAACGATGTCCAGCCATCTTCTGTTGTCTTCTCTTCATTAATCTTTTTGGTAGCGATAGAATCAAAAAGATTTTTCATACCCTGATATTTTTCTTCAGGGATTTTGTCCTCGTCGTCCTTCGTAAAGAAGTGATCACCCATGACAACGGGAACATTCTTTAGAATATTATATTCGTGTTGGACAGTTTCGATACTGTTTCCACTGCCTATCAAAGCAAAGTCTACTTCATCAATATAGATAGAGTTAAGAGTATCTCTTACATTACCTTTATGTAACTCATAGGTAAACTCTTTACCCTTTTCTTTCTTTATGTATTGGGTGAACTCATCAAACCTTTTCGCAACAGCACTCTTTGTGTTGTGAGGCTTGGCATTAAACTCTTCCTTATCCGTCTCTACTGTTGCATCTTCGAACAGATCGTAGCCAATGTAATGAACTGAATCTGTTCTATCAAATGCAGCAAGCGCCATCTCAATAGCACGGCCACCATTCCACGTCCCTGTTTCCAGAATAGTACTAGGCTTATAAAAACGAATAGTGTCGGCAAGCTGTTTATACCTACCGGGAAGAATGTCTGGAGTGGTTTCTGTTTCTGAAAGTTCAATCACTCGTTTACCAGAGCTATCCCTGACATTCATAGAACTTTTATCATTGATGTTTACTACTAGATTTTCTATACCAGTAAACTCATGGACGTTCATACCATGTGCTGTATAGATAGTAACAAGTCTGCTAAGAATAAAAGCAGCGGTCCATTCACGATAATTTGTAAACTCGCCTGACATGTAAGAGCCACGCCAATCGCCCATGATATCTACAGCAGTCTGACGTTTCAGATTAAACGCCATGATGTACGATGTCTCAGGCGTATAGATAAAGTCTACGTTATAGACGGGATCAGGGAAGTAATGATCAAGAGTGGAAGACCTAATGTCTTTAACTGTAGCGCACATGGGGTCAACCCAGATCAGCCAACCACCCTCATTGTTGAACGCACACTCAGTAATAGCGAAAACATCTGGCCCCGATGACAGCGCATCCAGAAGTTCTGTGTACTGCACCATACCATCTTCAGTACCATCGTGGGTGGGGTTCTCTTCTACAAACGTAACATACTCAGGAACGTCGTTAAGATTGTGGTAGTGAATGTTCTTCGCTTTGGGCAGAGAATAGTTACTAATATCTAGATTATAATAGTAACAGTGAAACTCTATATTAGGTTGCCAGTTTTCTTTGAACTCATTCAGAAGTTTGAAGCCATTTTTCTTGAGCTTCTTCTCGTCAAAGCATGTTACAATTTTATATGTCATAGGGTTTGATAATTCCTTTTCCGGCAAGGTAGGTGTAGTCTCCATTCCACTCGGAAGCGTATCTTCCGTCAATGTCTCTTGCACATTTCCACTGTCTAAACCACGGCCCTCCTGTAGTGAAGTGAACATTCTTTGCTTCTACTTCCGCTGGAGAATGACCATCAAGCCAGTTCCACTCCTGATGCATACTGCCAATGTCGCCCTCTTTATCTGGAAGCCACTGAAAACCATGAAGCCAAGAACCTGTCTGGGTGTTTACCTCCAGAGGCGTTAGTCGTTTGTTAAGCTCGTGACCGCAGTTCCAAAGAATAAGGCTTGACCAGTTCTTGCGCCGATAAGTTTCCTGCTTTCGTCCATCCATCTTATATTCTTCGGTAGGTTCATATTGATGCTTAACGCAGTATAATGGATAGTAATCCATGTTGTATTCTTCAAACAATTCATTGATGTCTGTGCGAAGATACATGTCGCAATCCATATACAAAGCCCATCCCTGATACATGTTCAAGGCAGGGACAAGAAAACGTGTGAAGCTAAAGTCTGTAGAGAACGGTTTGCCATCTATGTCATCAATCATCTGCCCATCTTTAACGGTGTGCTTACGATTATACAGACCCATACGTTCTACAACATCTTTACGAATTGGTTTAATAGTTACGTTGTCAACTGCAATACGTTCAATAGTAAACTTCAATACTTCATAAGCTACTTCTTCTCTGGGATCGTAGCCAATATAAACTGTGTTGGGTGACTTTCTCATGATATCTCCTATGTAAAATGGGGGAGCAAACGCTACGCACTCCCCCAAGTTTAGTTACAGGCTGTAAATCTTTTCTTTCTTGTCTTCAGGTACTACCTTTTGAAGCTTGATGGTAAGCAAACCATCTTTAAAAGAAACATCATCTACAACCACGTCTTCGGCAAGAGTAAAAGACTTTGAGAAGGGTCGCTTCGCTATGCCTTTATGTACGATCTTTTCATCGTCTTCTTCTTCGACTTTCTTGCCGCTGATAGTTAGCTTGCTGTGTTCTGTTTTTACTTCCAACTCCTCTTTGGTGAAACCAGCAGTGGCTAACTCAATCGTATATTTCCCATCACCTTCTTCTACTAGATTATGCGGTGGGTAGGCATTATAAACATAACCACCTACTTCATTCTTCATCTTTAGCATATCTCTAAAGAGTTGCTCATGCCCCACAGTCCAAGAACAGAACTTGGAAAAGAAGGGATCATCGCTCGCCGTCCTATATGCGTTCATATCATTTCTCCTTATAGCAAGTTGATATAACGTGACCCATTATTGGCATCACACATATATTATACTACCTGTTAGGTATTTTGTCAAGGACTTTTTTACCTTTCTGTATTATTTCTTCTATAGTTCTACCGCAACCAATGCAGTAACGGTTATCTTCATCTAGTTTACACATCTTTTTACACGCCACAGCTACCACCATGTCCAGTAATATCGCAGATGTCGTGTGTCTCTAGTCCTTCTTCAAACTCTTCACCAAGCTTTTCTACAGCTTCAGAATACGGCACCGAAGAAAGAGGCTGTCCTCCCCTACACCCGTCAGGGTACACCGTGAAACCTCGCAGCCTGTGAGCATAAGAAGCAAGAGTATTGGTAAACTCATCAACTGTATCTTCATTGTTAAGTTTACTCCCCCACTTGGGCAGATTGATAGTACTACTAATGGACATATCAACGTAGTCTTGTACATCTGCCTGAAACTTCATACGCCTTTTGTAGTCTTCTGCAAGATCAAGAGCAGACTCAATGTTTGCTGGGTCTACGCCGTACAGATCAATGATCTCCTGTGCTGCGCTGTCCACCACATACTGATAGTGCCAACGGTTGCCACCTTTTAGATACCTACGCTTATAGGCAACTGCAAAGATAGGTTCAACACCCGTAGAGGTTCCAGCTAGAATACCTATTGAGCCGGTAGGAGCAATGGCACGATTTGCGACAGGGCGACTACACCCAAGAGTACTACTAAAGTCGGCGCTAACGTGGTCACTAACTCCTTTATAGACTGCCAACCACTTGTGAAGTCCTTCGGTAACTTCATACTTCTGTCCTCCTTTAATCAACCATTCGTGCATACCCATAAGACCAAGACCAAGCCTACGATTCTTTTCTCTTGTCTTGTAAACTTTGTCATAGGGTAGCTTGGCTCTGAGTGTGCCGCACAGAAGAAACTTAGTGCCAAGCTCGACTACATCTGCAAACTCTTTTAGATCGTCAATGCGCCCCATATTAATAGAGCCAAGATTACAAACATCAGAATCATCTTCGGATGTAACCTCCGTACAAGCGTTACGTAGTGTCTCATTTTCCTTCTCAAAGAAATTGAAAGAGAACCCCGGCTCGGCGGTAGATAGGGCTTGTCTAACATTCTGCTTAAAAGTATCCCCAACATCTCCTGTCTTCCAGTAGTTAAGTAACCATTCAGTATCGTAGTTAACGCTGATGTTTGTCATATCCAGTGGAGCATTGAAGTTAAAGTCCTGCTCTTTGATCTGACCAACAGAGAAACCTGTCTCTCCTACGGGCATATCATACCAGTTCTTACTGGCAAGAAACTTATCAACGTCGGGATGTTTCCAGTTAAGGCTGGCATAGATAGCAGACCTACGACTACCACCCTGCATAACACGACGACCAATCTCATTGATCATCTGCATCTTTGGAATAGGGCCGGAGGCAAGACCACCAGTGCCGTTAAGTATACGTCCCTCTTCACGATACACGGAGTAGTCGATACCAATACCACCGCCTGTCATCAGGCAGGACTCAGACTTCCAAGAGATGTCAGCCCAATCTTCTCTAGTATCTTCCTCTGCACGTAGCAGATAACAGTTATTAAAGAACTTGTTATCACGTCCAGCATAATAAAGATAACGACCACCGGGAATAAACTTCAGGTCGGTGATCATACGCTTCAGTTCGTCCTTGTCTTCCTTCGGTAGGTAGTCCTGACACACATCATCTACCAGTGTGGCCGCTAGTGCATCCCATGTCTCACACCCATGGTGGGCATACTTATGTTTGAATATGTCTTCGCTAAACTTGGAGCGAAACATAGGATTTTCATTAGATCGAAATTGTGGCATAGCTTTGTTCCCTTTCTACTTATCGTATTCCATTTCCAATATGAGTTGGGCATAGTGGATTGCTTTCTCAATATCCTTTCTTCCCTCCCCCTTAGTGCGATGTCGAGTAATGTATTTTATCACATTGCCCTCCAGATAGTCAAGCCCATTGGCGTGAATATATTCAACTGGTTGTATCTTGCATCCCTTGTAGTGTTGTCCTCCCACCTGTTGTTCTAATGCTCTTTCTTCTTTCATGCGTCTAAGATAATAATCATAGTTGCGTTCCTCTTTTGGGTAGTTTGCTTCGTCATAGGAACGAGTTAAGCTTTCGTCTGATTTCATTTACATTCTCCGAGGTTACAGCTTTAATTGCAAAGTTTCTAACAGTGTCTGGCTCTAGTCCGGCCATATGACATGTGCTTTCGAAGTTCTCACAGGTAACACCAACTGAAGCAAACACCCATGCTGATGCCTGATCTCTCTGAAGAGCAGTCTCATTAGTTTCATTAGGTTCTTTTGGCTTACTCATATCTAGCAACGCCTGAAGTATAATAGCTAGATTAAGAGTTCTGTCTGGGTCTTTTTGAGTTAGGTCATAAAGACTATCGAAGTCAAGGATGTCACTCATCTTCAGCCTCCTGAACGGGGCGATAAAATTTCCCGCCCACATAGTTATTGTAGTAGGCGGGTTCATCCGTACCTTCTAACTTTGCTGTAAGAACTTTGTAGATCATTTGAAAATAACACTCATAGTACCGAAGACTTCTTTTGTTTTTATACTCACCGACAACTTGAAACCGGAAATGTTTCTTGCCAATCTTCTTGATGTCTTCGTTAAGGTATTTACTAGAGCCTGTATATATTCTCCAATTAGATTCTACTTTCTTACCTTTACGTGTTACATAATATTGTTTACAACCAATGTAAGCTTTCTTAGTTTTCTTATTGGTTATTCGATAAACAAAGCCAAAGTTATTCTTTGTGTCAAACTCTTTATGATACTCCCAATGTGTCACCAGTCAGTCACTTCCTCCACATCAGGTTCTTTAGCCACGTTGGTAAGATACCTGCGACCATGTGCATACTTGAAGACACGAATACCTTTACCTTGATTAGCATCAGCCCAACAGTCTCGCTTATAGCCACAATAAACACAACTAACAGGAAGCTTACGGTTGCCAGACTTACCATCAGGTAGATCGGAGTAGCACCTATCAGGTAGAGAATCCTGTGAAACCAATCCTTTAAGGTGAGAGATTCGCTGCTTGGCATTGATCATATCCATATGATGTAGTTTGGTAAGACATATCTCTCCTGTTGATTTGTTGATCGCAAGAAACGCCGCCTCATTAATACCATTAGCTTCTGCGTAAGCAGATATCTGTGCGATATAACCAAAGGGATCGTCCTCTGCTAACTTGTTGTGCTTAAACTTGTCGAAGCCAATACCACTAGCAGACTTACAATCCACAACGACGCCATCAATAATACAATCTTGATGTCCGGTAACACCTTCTACCTCCACTTCTTTCTGCTGATCTTTCACCTCGTGTCCTGATATGGTAGAACATAGAAGCAAAAGCTCTTCAAGAATATAACCATATAGAAACTTGATACGTGTGGCTGGAGTTAGGTCGGCCTGATCAAGCGGCTGATTGACATCGTACCAGATGCGGCGGTCTGGCTTTCCAATAGCAGAGAGCCTTAGATTACCACGATCTTTGGGCGTGTCATACATAAAGTCTTTAATGTGAACCTTCAGCATTTCACCAAAGGTGTCGATGTGTTTGTCTACTTCACTCTCGTCCATATCTATAGGATCAAGTGAGAACAGACTATATATATCTTCAACGAGAGTGTCTATTGTTTTCATAATAAAAAGAGGGAGGAAGCTGACTCAGAAACTCCCTCCCTCTTCCTTTCTATGCTAGTTAAAAGGGAACGGCTTCAGAGTTCTGAACGTAACCACCATCGACCGGAGCAAAGTCTTCTCGGCTGTCACTATACTCAATGAAGTCAACAATCTGAACTGCTGCAAGGTCAGCAGAGATACCAGATTTACCAGCATAATTCCATTCGTAAGGAATAGCCTTAACATTTACTTTACTACCGTTGGCTACCAGCTTACCATTCCACAGATTATTCTGTGAGTCTTTTACAATAGGCGCTGCACGTTGCGTACCATCCTTACGCAGTACCTTGCGCTTGATGGTTACAAAGTCGCCACGATCATCACCCTTGTTGGCGATGGGCAGTCCTGCGCTTTCAATGACAGAGCGATTGTCATCGTCCACCTCTACCTGAATGCTCCATACCGGGTCAAACTTGGTGTTCGGCTCAGTGATAGAAGCATAGTGGCACTTACCAGTAATGTAAATAGGATCGTTCATTTCTTTCTCCTTTTAAATACCGCACCATTGCGGCCATGAATGGGGATCATTCCCCGGTGCTGTCTACTACAAAACAACAGCATATATTATACCACATGAGTTTGTGGTAGTCAATAGCTTTAGTGTGTTTCTGCCCAATTATTTCCAACTTTATAATCAGAATCTAAATCACACTTGAAGTTAAATACTTTCTGTGTTTGATACATAGCCTCCTTAGTTATCTTAGTGAACCTATTTATGTCTGGCTTCGCTACCTCGAACTGGTATTCGTCATGTACAGACGCTACCAGCTTGGCATCTAGGCCAGACTTCCTTACCCGTTTGTCTATCTCTACAAGCCACTGCTTACAGACAATAGCGCCAGCACCTTGAAGCAAAGTATTAAGTGCTGCATGTTCTGACCTAATCATAAGACGCCTACCATCAAGGCCGGGAATACTGCCTTGCTGTGCAGCTTCTTGTATATTAGATCGCAGTGTACGCAGTGCTGGCATGTTAGCAAGGAACTTAGATATTAACTTCTGCCCCTTGCCAGTACCGCCTCCAACTATCTTACCAATCTTTGCTGGACCTGCACCATAAAGAAAAGCATAGATAAAAGTCTTTGCCTGATCTCTGTTGGACAGTCCTGCTGCACGTTGATTGGCGGTATGAACATCGCCTGTAAGAACTTCGTTAGTGAAGTCAGCGTTGTTCATGTAGTGAGCGAGGCATCTAAGTTCAAGACCACTGGCATCCGTACCTACAAGCTGATGGGTGTCAGGGTTAGAGATAGTCCATAGCTCACGACACTCTTTTCCATAGGGGCTGTACACAGCGGGAACCTGTGCCATGTTGGGGCTATGATGTGCCATGCGTCCTGTAATAGTCTTGAGCGTTAACACTCTACCACGAACACGCATGTCCTCTCCACACTCTTTGATCCATGCCTTGAGCAGTCCTGTTCTTTTCTGTAGCAGAAAGTATCTACTAAACATCTGTGCTTCTGGCATATCAATCTTGGAGAGAACATCCTCATTGACAATCACATTGCCTTTGTCCGTGAGTTTATCCGGCTCCCATCCACGCTGCATCAGTCGGTCAGCTATCTGCTTACGACTAGCAATATTAAATGGTATCTCTTTAGTCTTTGTCTTTAACTCTACAATCGTAGGCTCAAACTCTTCCTGTGCATTTCGTTCGAGTTCGTGTTGCTCGTCCTCAAGTTTAGCAAGCAGTAGCTGTGCTTTCATAAGATCAAAAGCAAAGCCATTGTCCTGCTGTCTGTCGATTATAATACGGATGTTTCGTTCAAGATCATAGCACTGATTAGAAAACCTTTTCTTTTCCTTTTCTAAAGTTTGTGCAAGCTTGCGTGTCAGTTCGACATCACGCTGACAGTACTCCAACATGAGAGGAGAGAACTCACTGAAGTCATGGAAGTCAAGCTTTGCAAAACCAAGTCTTTCTCCCCACGACTCCAGTGAGTGACCACCCTCTCGCACCGGATTAAATAACTGCGACTCAAGCAGCGTGTCTCGAACCTGTAGCGGTGTGATAGATGAGCCGGTGAATTTGTTTAGCAATGGTGCGTCAAAGCTAATGCCATTGTGCATAATGAACTGGTCAATCTTCTTGGACCAGTCACCAAACTCTTTACACTCGTCACCTACCCACTTACGTATCTCGCCCGTCTCATAATGCTGTGCGACTATGCAATGTATTTTCTTTGCATTGATAGCATCAGTCTCTATGTCCACTACTGCTTTCATTTTTCATATCCACTAGGTATGCATCTGCTGTTGGTATGTGAAAGAATTGTTCGCCCTTCCTGATGTTGCGGTTGGAAACTTCCTTAACTTCTGAGTTTAGCACAGTGTCGCCGTCAATGAACCATGCCTGTGTGCAGTCGTTACGAAAGACCACGAATGTAAGGAGATCATTATCGCATTCTTTCTTCCATTTGTCAAGCAATCTTTTCTTTCTATATGGTATTCGTATCTCAGCCCACGAGTCGGGCCAAGGAGTTTTCCATGAATACTTTACCTCTACCTCGTACAAATGTCGGGGTAAGTCGGGTGACACAGTGCTGACAATATCAAAGTAAGTTGTTTCATTAGTATCTATATTGTTGTGATCATTTTGTTTTAACCACGTAACCATAGCATCTTTCGCAGCCTTATCGGCTACATCATACAATGCTTTGTCAAACTTCTTTTTAACCTCAGACATCTTCGTCCATCCAATCTTCATGTGGGAAGTGTTTCGCTTCAAATCCAATGCCTACTTCACTTTCATTTAGTTTAGTAAACAAATCAATTATATCTTTTCCTCCTAGTTGAGAATAGAACATTTTCTGTATTTTAGAAAGAGCATGTTCTTCTGATATTCCTGTACCCATAACTGTACCTACCAGTTTGATTGTTAGAACATAAGACTCTTCTTCAAATCCGTAGTCTTTATTATGTCTATTCCAAAGTGGCTCTAGATTATCTTGTTTATTCATCTTCGTCCTCCACGAATGGGTTATCTACCTGCGTCATTCTACCAGTGTTGGAGTCGTAATGCAAGTAGCAAGCAATGCCCGTCTCACCAGTATACCTGTTCTTGAGAATGCGAATCGTAGTAGTGTTTGCCTCTACCTCATCCTCTGCCTGTTGGTTACGCTCCAGAGCAAGCACAGCATCAGACAGATGTGCAATGGATGCAGACCCACGTAGATGTGACAGAGTAATCTCACGACCATCCTCATGCCCACGATCACCGGCGGGGCGACGTAGGTGTGAGACAAGAAGCAAACCAATCTGCGTCTCCTCAACCAGAGAGCGTAGCTTGGTCATGAGAATATCAATAGACTTACGCTCGTCGCCGTTGTCTTCCTGACCGGACACAAGAATAGAAAGATGGTCAAGAATAATCCACTTGGTGTTGAGAGCCTTTGCCATGTACCGTACACGGTTGAGAATCTCATCGTTGTCCATGCTTCCGAAGTGATCGAACACATAGAACCTGCCGGTGCCGAGCGTCTTTTCTTGCCACTCATCAAGCTGTTCTTGTGTGTACTGTTCACGAATCTCCTTGATGTACAGACGTGCATTAGCTTCCACACTCATGAGATTGAACGCAGTCTGCTTAGTGTTCTCCTCCATTGCAAGGACGCCAATGTTCTCCTCAGTATTGTGCATCAGGTGATACATTAGCTCACGCATGATACTGGACTTGCCCATACCAGCGCCAGAAGTAAACGTGATAAGCTCTCCGGTACGCATACCATACGTCTTCTCGTTCAGCTTTGACCACGGGTAAGGACAGGTCTGATTGTGCGTCTCTTCGTACAAGCTGCGACCAAGATCAGCAAGGTTGATAATACCTGCTGGTGTGTAGGTCTGTGCGTTCCACCATGTCTGCACGAACTTCTCACGCTGACCGACCTTCAGATACTCGTTAGCATCCTTCAGTTCGAGGCTCATGATCTTACACTTGTTAGGCTCGAACAGCTTTGCCACAGCCTGCTGTGCATCTTTACCTTGCTGGTCGTTGTCAAAGCACAGAACAATCGTATCAAACTTATTGAGATAGTCCAGCGCCTGACGGCAGTTCTTCAGCGCAGACTGTGCGCCATTCTTGATAGATACGACCGGCCACTTCGACCCAAGAAGCTGATACGCACTCATCGCATCAAGCTCGCCCTCACATACGGTAATGAACTTACCTGCCTGACCAAAGATGTTCTGACCAAACAGTCCTGCATCTGACAAGTTGCCCTCCGACCAGAACTGCTTGTCGCTGGTGCGGCGGAACTTAGTTCCGATGTGGTTGCTGTTCTTGTCGTAATACTTGTACATGTGTTCGGTGACCATGTTGCCGTCCTTGACAACCGACACACCATAACGCTTACAGGTATCTAAAGTAATCTTACGATCAGGAATATCAGAAACAATAAAGTTCTTAGCTTGCTGGTTCATGTTAACAATCTTTTTGGGTGCAGGTGTGTGTTGCATTTGGTTTCCATTCTTGTAGGGTTTCGCTTCATCGCAGCTAAAACATTTTGTACCCCAATCGTAGTACGCTAGTGCGTCGGATGATCCGCAGTCGGGGCAGGGTTGGTGCGTTTTGTTTTCCATAAACTTCTCCAAATTAATTGAGCCTTAGTAGTTTCGTAGAAACTTCACTACTAAGACTCAATTAAGTTTACCATTTACCTTTGCTATTTTGATACAGTTCCAAAGATATTTCTCTTCGCTCTGCTGCTAACTCCTTCTCCAGTGATATCAGCGTTTCAATCTGGTCAACTCTTTCAAGCTTACGCCATGCTGCTTTGAAAGATGTTTGCATTTTACCTCGTGTCTTTGGTTTATATACTTCAATAAGAACTTCCATCTCTTTATCCTTTTTGGATTTCATATACTCCTCTTGCAGATTTGTGGGTAAGATGTTGAGTGAGGTTGTCTCTGTTTCGAAGCTCTTCCTCGGCTTCTTTTTTCGTGCGAAAATTCTTGACAACCACATCACCAAACTCCTTCTTCAATATTAGCTTCCACATAACGCACTCCATGATACAGGAAAAAGTTCATTCATGTGAGTATCAATCTCCTTTGCAATCTCTCTCGTCTCTAGCTGTGCATCTTTGGCGTTGCGTAACTTAACAACTCTAGCGAAAGCCATAAGTGTACCAGACCAGTACCACTCTGTCAATAGACTTTGTGGTAGTATTGCTCTGGCTTGTTCTGCACATACACCGGAGTCAATCATAGCTTTGTAAGCATCGGCACAGTGGCGTTCCGCATCACTGAACATATGATCCATCACAGACTGCGAGGCCACTCTCTTTCTGAGCGAACCCTGCTTGATATCGTCGGACGCTTGCCGCCAGTAGTCAGGCTTCCAGAACTCTGGCTCTGTCTTAATGTAGCGGCGGCTGACCTCGTTCCAGACCAGACCTACCTGATGCTTCATCAACTGACGTGCTACAAAGACAGGAGCTTTAATCCTGAACTGTGCGGAGGCATGACCAAAGGGTGTCCAGTGATTATGCTTTGCTAGATACTGTATTAGTTTAGTGTCTCCGTCTGACAGTTCCTTGCTCTCCTTATTGAAGCTAACTCTTGCTGCGTTAACCACAGATAGATCACTACCCATGTGATCAATCAGTTCAACTGTCATCGTAGGCTTCCTCCCAGATATTTTCTATGAAACTTTCTTTGTCGTCCATAATCTCGTCAGCCTCTAGTCGGGCCAGCCTCTTTGCTTCTTTGTCGTTATAGCCTTCGGACTTGTACTGTCCCACCAGTGAACGAAACAATTCTTTTCGTTCTTTCTGCCAAAGGTTTCTGCTCATCAGTCTAAATCCTCTAGGTCTTTGAAAAATTGGTTCCTGTCTTCAACACTATTAACATTATAGCCTGACTCTTTCATTAGCTGCCAGACTTCTACAGAATATCCAAGACTTTTTCTTAGAACATCTTCTTTCTGTAGTCGGTGCCAATCAAAGTCGTACACCTTTGTCATCGTGTTCTACCCATGTGGTATTTGCCTCTGTTTGTTTTATTTTTGCTAACTCTTCTCTTAATTGTTTAATTGTATTTTCCTGTTCTCTTACCCTACCTTTCAGTTGTTTAACATGGGTGTTTAGAGTCTCCCAAGCGGACTGTAGCTGTTTGTCAGACATATTATACTCCTGTTAATTGCGAGTGTCAAGATAAAAGATGTGACTACCAACCTGCCCTAGCACCATGAAGTCCTCATCGGTTGCCCAATAAGGGGTAACGTAGGCGGCATGGTAATGAGTAGCACCTCCCGTCTGACTCAGAATAGCACCTTTTAGAGCAAGCTCTGCTGCGCTGACCGACTCTCGATAAGCATCAACATTGGCTATGGTTTCCGGCTTACCGTCACACCAGTAGGAGAACTGACATTTGTTTCGTACAAGTTTACCTTTCCACTTCTTTCCTTGATGTACTACATCACAGATGTTATCTGGATAACGATGCGACTCTACTCGTGCAAGGATAACATTAGCTACCGCAAGCTGCGCAACAAACGGTTCTGAACGTGCCTCAAAATAAACTGCTTCTGCGAGACATGATAGTTCATCAGCTTTTACAGTTACACTTTTAAGAGTTACTAATAAGGTAGCTAGTAGAAAAATACCAATGTACTTCATTGTAACTTCTCTATCTTTATATTGAAGGGAAAACCTGTAGACAATTCTCGTATACCATGACACATAAGATAGGCGACAGCATCCTCATAATGATCGAAGATATATACTTCTTCCTTCTCCTGATCTATCATAACATCAAAGTTATCTATGTCAGTAACTGTGTCGTCTTCAGATTGAGTTATGATGTAGGACATTACGTTACTCCTGCGAACAATATATCAATAAGTATTCTTATCAAGTCTAAGTTCATCGACCTTGTCCTCTATACTTTTTCCAGTTAAGTTTCTTGTGTTTGTTTTTGGGACGGGATAAATTTCCCGCCCCTATTGATGTACGCTTCTTGATTCGATGTAGTGTCGGGTCGTACTTGCCGTCAGATTTCTTAGACATTCTCCAGTTCCTTCCAGTGGGTTGAGTCCATCATCTTCCGTACTTTATCTTCACGCAGGACTCTGGTGTTCTCTTTTGGTACGTGCGTAGACCATGCCGTAGCAGCCTGATATGCAGTCCAGAGTGTGCCTTCAGTACGCTCCCCATACTTCTCATAGTTGCCACGCCCAATAATGTGACGGTTCTCCTCGTCAAATGTTTTCATCAGGTTGGAGAGCATCACCTTGTTAGGTACCTGTGCTTTGGTCACGTTGTCCAGACGCTTTGCCAGTGTACGGCTAAACAAATTGATAGCCTGATCTCTGGACACGGGGGTCTGATACCAGCGGTGCATCTTATTTATACCAGCGTTGGAGATATAGTCCGATGCTGCCCTGATCTTACCTGCAAAGCTCGGCACAGAGAAGTTCTTAGAGTGACGGCCATAGACATACGCCAGCTTGTTGCCGTCAACCAGAGTATTATAACATGCGGAACGAAAGTATCCCATCATCCCGTTGTTAGCCCATGTCCTGTTGTGGCTGGTACGAAACTTGAACTGCGGCGTGACCATATCGTTCCTGCCATCAATGGTTGTGGACTCCGCAAAGAACTTAGCAGTAAGCTCTAGCTGCATACCATCATTGATGACGTTGGTTTCAAATTTAGCAGCCTCTAGATCAATGCCTGACATATTGATTGACTGTTCAAGGTTCTCCACAATATCAAGATATTGTACAGGTTCGTAGCTATCAGATACAATAGCTAGTGTCTGTCCAGTATCTACACGACGCAAGCCCACACCAATGTCAGTCGGTACGTCTTGCAGGTCAAACTTCTCTACAGAAAAGTTAAGTTTGTCATGGTCAAACATTTTGATTATCTCTCATCTTTAGGTTGAAACGGATTTGATGTAGTTGTTGGATGCACTGTGACACTTTGTCACTGTCTTCCATCGTTACTGAGCCATTCAGTTGAAGCTGGCTCAGTATCTCTAGCGTCTCCTCTATTGCTTCAACAGTGTTCATCGCCCCAACCCCTGTAGCCGTCGGTCACAGACACCAGTTCATGCTCAAGCCAGCCATTGAGTTCTTCAATATCAATGTCCTCTGGCTTTGCATCAAAGGCAATAAGTTCCATATACTCCTCTACCATAGGGCGACACCACTCATCACCACCATAGCGAAGAAACTTCTGAACATCTTCGATGTCTTTAAACGCAGGAATATTCATGTTACTCTCCTCCAAGTTGGATATCTTTTAATGTATAATCTGCTAGTATACCATTAAAGGTGTTAGAAATCAAGCACAATCCGTTTAGCACGGACGGTGCATTAGTCATAGTAAAAACCATAGCCGCCATCAGGGACTGCTCGGCTATGCTTAGGTCGTCCACGTCCTCCTGTTGTAGCAGTGTTAGTTCGTTGTAGACCTGATCGAACACTTTCATTTCCATATTCTTGTTCCTCTATTATATCATACAATGCGTTCATGCTACCTTCGCCACCTCTGCTGCCATGCCAATGGTATACCATACCGGCTCCGGTGTAAAGTTCCAATGTGCCATGTATGACTTCTCTCTGATATAGTAGTTACGATACCCCATGACGGCATCACCTTCTGCTTTACAGTAATCAGGCATACACTGCGGCGGCTCTGTTAAGCCTGTCTCAATGCCTTCAAAGCCTTCATTCAAAGAGCTTGGCAATACATATAAGTAGTCGCCCAATCTGATTTGACTGCCATGTATTTTATCATAGCGTTTGGTGTACTCCTTACATAGTTCTTGAAACAATTTATTCAACCAGAAATAATTACCTGCCGACTCTCTGGCCCACACAGCAGACGGATGGTTCTTGTGCGTTGCTTTATATAAGCCTACACGATCTGCCCACTCGTCGCCATCCAGTACACGATGCGCTGTGCTAAGTAGCTGTGCATATTCCAAGATCATCTTGACCACATGCTTGTCGCAGTGCATCTCAGCACAGGTCTTTGGGTTTTTATGTAGATAGAATATATTCATTCTTATTCCTTTGGTTGAAGTTTAAGATGGCTTACTTTTTCTTGTCCCATTTGATCGTTAAGGTAGCTTAACTTATGTGCGCCCTGTATAAGTTTTTGATACTCAGACATGAATAGATCACCATCACATTCCTGCATTTGGTTAGTAGCACTAGATATAAGTTCGTGTATCTTACTAATATATTCTTCTACAGTGTATTGTACACTATCACCATAAAACCAGTTGTATTTCTTCGCTTCATTACTCATCAGTTATCTCCGGTTTAACATCCTTCTTTTTATTGGGAAGGATGCGATTGCGGTACAGGTATTGCTCTAATACCTTTGCATGGGGATTGCGTTTCACTCCATGTCCACGCTTGGAGTTCCCCACAGAACCTTTACGCTTTCTTTTTTCTCCCATTCCTGATGTCCTTTTACATATGCTTTATACATAGCATCACGCTCGTCAAGATTATACCACCACTGTGGCATCACATTGTAGGATAACTGTTGCAGTTCGTCCCACTCTTGTTTAGATAACATAGACCTGATCCTTTTTCAGCCACTCAAGTTGAAGCATAGCTATATCATACGCCTGTGCTGGCGTCAAGTCTTTTAGAGAGTATATCGTATACATAAGACCAGCCTCTTCGCCTCTAGTCTTAATCTTCTTACGGGTTCTAGTGTCCCACGATATCTTCCACTTGTCACCACCAAGCTCTATCTCTACGAAATCAATCATCGACATGCTCTACCTCCATGTTAGGTACAAAGTTTTTATCTGTAAATAACTGTAATTCAAAGCGTTTGTTATCTCTATCCGTAACAGTCACGGTTACAGTTGTGAAGGTATCAAAGCTGCTATCTTGCCTTACTTTGATATTCTCTACGCCGTGTATGTGTAGTGCGTTCATTAGTTCATCTCCAGCCATTCTGATTCAGTTCTACGTGCAGCTTCTTTGTAGGTTTCAAGATCGTCTTTATCCCATCCATCCAGCCACAGATGCTCCAGCCACATATCAAAGATGTCTTCTTTTATCGCTTCGTTTTCATGGTTACTCATTTATCTTTACCTCTGCTTCGGTTTCGATCCACACTTTAGCACCACAACTCAGTGGCTTGTCAGGACTATATACTATTTTACATGGTCCGTCAACATAAACTTCGTGAGCATAGTTATTATCTTTGTATGTCTTTACGGTTATCACTGGCTCACGTTCGCCACTCTTGGCGTTACTCTTGATAACATGCTGGTTTATGTGGATAACTTTCTTCATGTCAATCTCCAAAAAACAGTCCTATAATGGAATAATTAATAGGCGTTATGTAGTATCGTTAGATACTCTACTACATAACACCTATTAAGTCAAGCGGCAATTGCTGATGCTTTCCTCTTGCTTGTACCGTGAGCCGGGAAGCCTACGATAACCTTACGATCACGCTTCTCGCACAGCATACAATCTGCACACGATACTTCATCTTTGTAGGTGGCGGGACATACCACAACCTTCCTGCCTTTTGGTGTCACAGTGTTGGTTGTCTGCTCAATCGGCAATACAGTTGCCACCGGAGCTATGTCAAGATCGCATAGCTGGTCTGCATGATCAAGATTATTAGCCGACACATTAACAGTGAAGCCTAAGTGATTCATAATATTGACAGTTATGGCATTCTGGAAGTTGTCCAGTACGTCATAGTGTGTGTATGTAAACCCACGCTTGCCCTCATTAGCTTTGGCAAGATCAGCGCACTTAGCGCTGTCAAGGTCTTTTGTGTCACCCGGCAGGTCGCCAGCTTGATTGTGTCGCCACTTGCTACCCTCCGGCATGTCTTTGATCTTGTCAAGAAATGTAGACCAATCATCGCCACGCTCACCTTCGGTGACTTTGAGCCAGTGCAGCTTCAGCGGTCCACTCTCCGCATAGCATCCATTATCTTTGAATGGACATGCGCTGGGACATGTTGTCGCAGTACTAGTGGTCACCGCCATCTTGCCTACTTTGGCATTCTTTGATTTGGGCGTGATGTGAAACATTTAGTCCTCCATTTGACTATTGGTTGCATTCCAAACGGCATCTTCACGCATTGCACTAGCGTTT